GCGGTGTTGGTGTTCAGATTTGTATTAACTCTTTTGCAGAAGCACTGCGCCAAGAAATATCTGAAATGATATGGTCTAATGTTGATTCTGCGTCAGCCCGTTACTTGTTATCGGTGCATGAAGAAGAACATAAAGAGTCCATAAGACCCTTGTTGCAGGCGTGGGGGCAAGCAAAGCGTGACATAATACACATGGATTATTGGGTGGATGCTCTTTCTAAAGCAGTCAAGCGCAGGGGTTGTGATTTTACTATAATTGATGATGTGCGCCATTCAAACGAAGCAGATTACATTTTGCGTAACGGAGGTATTCTTATCCGACTAAGGGCTAACACAAATGTTCTGTATGATAGAGGCGCAAAGCCGGATAGACTTGAGCATTACTCGGAAAATGCAATGAGCAGACCGTCGCAAGAAGAAATGCGCAAACCATACCGAGTTTTAACTCTTGATACAAGCGGCATGTCGCCTTTAGGAATGATAAAAGCGATTTGGCCGTTTGTTGAGGAAATGGTAGGGGGCGAAGAAGAATGAGAAAAAGAATGACTCTAAATCAGATTTGGAAATTGCATTTTCCACATCTAAGTCCAAAAGAAGCGTATGAAAAAATTGCGCAAATGCCTTACTATGGTGAGTTTATAGGAGAGTAAAAGAATGACCTACGCAGATGAGATAGCGGCTGAATGCAGTTTCGATAGTGCTTGGGATATGATAAAATTCCATGTTGATACAGAAGAATTACTTGATTTGCTATGCGAATTGTTGCATGATGATACGCAAAAGGGTTCAGAAATTTTATTGGACTGGGTGAGAGAATTAGCCTACGACAAATATGAGTGGTATGACGAAGAAGAAGCAAGGGCTGATGCGGAAGATGCGGCGTATCAATCATACAAGGATGCGCAATTAGAATCTTACTACGAAGCACAGGAGAAGAATGATGACATGGTGGGTTGCTGATGATGCGCATTGTCAAATACATCTTGAAAAAGAAAGGATTGCTTTGCATGATGTGCGCAGATGCGTTTGCATCAGAACCAAAGCAGTTATGCAAGGACTGCGCAAATGAATTATTTCTAATCGAAATGGCAGATTATTATAGAGATGAATTGGAGATGATGAGATGATTTGGTGGGAAAAGTATAGACCAAAGACCATAGATAATTTTGTCGGTCAAAGAACCATTGTGCAAGAAATATGCAGAATAATTGAAGGAGATGCGCCTATGCAACACTTTCTATTTTATTCAATCGGCGCAGGCACAGGTAAAACTACACTGGCGACTATTCTTGCGCATAGTTTGGGCTACACTTTGCACACCTTCAATGCTTCATCTAAAAGAACGAGAGGTATTGAGTTTGTCGAAGATGATTTGATTCCTCTTGCGCAGAACGGCTACAAGCAAACAATTATTCTTCTTGATGAGGCAGACCAATTGACCCCTGCGGCGCAAAGCGCACTAAAAGGTGTCATCGAAACATCAGACGCATATTTTATCTTAACTTGTAATGATTTGAGCAAAGTGTCGCAGTGGCTACAATCCCGTTGCCAAGTGCGCACATTTGCACCCCATGCAAAACAAGACATGAAAGACTACCTACATTCGATTGCATGCCATGAAGGGTATGCCGTTGAAAAAGAGATTGATTTCATTTGCAATATTCACACTGGCGATTTGCGCAATGCGATAGGCGCATTACAAGCAGTATGCGGGATGGATAATGATAACGCATGGCGTTACTTAGAATCTATTGGTGGAGATTTCGATGCACGCAGATTTTTGCGCCTTGCTTCAACCGAGAAGTCTTTGGAACAAGCAGTAAAAATGCTCGGTAATACGAATATGCGTAGCGTAGTGCGCACAGTATTTGACTACGCAGTAAATAATCCAACAAACCCAAATGCGGTTGCTAAAGTGGTCGAGGCGGCCATAGTTAGTGAGCGTGATTTAGTAAATGGCGTTGATGAGAACATCGTTAGATGGGATTTCACCCGAATGCTAACGCTCTAACCACTGGGTTTATATGGATAGCACACTAAGGACAAAATACACCGGAGAATGAAAAAATGGTTGATGAAAAGATTATCGAAAGAGTAGCAAAGAATGTTGGATGCCCTGTTGAAACACTGCTTGCAAAGCATGAAAGCGTGCTTGCGGCTAACAGTGCAAACCTATCAGCAAATGGTCTATCCCAAGAGGATATTGACATGAAGTGCCTAAGAATGGCGGCGGCTGAAATGAGAGTTATTACTGCAAGACTTGCTCGCAGTGGTTGCGAAAACATTGAAGGCATGTTTGTTAGCGTTCCACGCACAAAAGACATTGCGGCACGCCAATATGAAAACATGAAGGTTCAGTTAAGAGGGCTTGACGAAGATGCTCGCAAAGCACTGGTTTCTCAAGGTGTTTGCGCATTATTTGTTCACGATTCCGTCAATGGCGGCTACACATATACGCACAACCCAACCCTTGAGGCTAAACAACCCTTTGAAGTGGCTTGCGCAGAAAAGCATGTTGATTCCCTGCCTAAAGCGGCGATGGATTTGGAAGATGGAACAGGCTTATTCGTTATGATTGCTGACAAATCATCCCCGACATGGCCTTCCGGTAGCCCTAATTACAGATATGGCCGTTATCGTGCGCAAAGTGAACCAATGCGTGATTGCGTATTCTTAGGTAACAGTGCAGACAACAAGACTATCAGACCGATTAAGGTTCGCTTCAACGGTGAAGATGCAAAGACTATTCACCCGACATTTATCACTGGTCGCCTTCCGGTCAAACTCGGTAAAACTGGCGATGTTGGTTACACTAAGTCCGGCGTTTCCGTATTCAGCCAAGATGATTCGCTAATCAGTATGTATGATAGTGCGCCATTTGACAACGGCGGCGACGGATTGCTCAAAGATTTAGTCGGTGCTACACCTTTGACTGGTCTTGCAGACATTGAAGGTTGGCTTTCAACACTGACAGACAAGGAAAAGTGGGATGCTCTTTGCGCACTACCTCTTGAAGTAGCGCACATTGACCCAAGAGAACAAGGCGGTTACATCATAACACTTGCAGACCTTGACATTACTTCTCCTATTGCGCCTATTGACCTATGGGTTTCAAAAGAAGAAGAATCAAAGGTTGATTTCGCAGTCGGCTCATTGGTTGTCGCAGTCGGTGGCGGTTGGATTGACAAAACGACTGGCATGCCTCGTATGAGCGTAAGCGGTTGGTGGGTCATGGATTCCGTTGAAGGCGTTGAAGTATCAGAAGATGAAAACGGCGCAGAAGAAGGCGCAGACTTAGGATGGTGAAACAGATGGCAAACGCATGGGCTAACGCAAAGAAGAAGGCAGATAAGGCAGAAGAACCTAAAGTCGAAAAGCGTGATATGAGGGCGCACTACGCAGAATTGTTTAACAGAAAGCGTGAGCGCACACAAGTTATCCGCATGGCTATGGTCGGTAAAGAGAATACTGCAAAAACTGGTCTTGCGATTGACCTTGCAAGAAATCATGTCGGCGCAGACAAGCAAATAATCATCTTCGATGTTGATAACAGCGCAACCCAAACTGTTGCGGCAAACTATCCCGATGATGAGAATGTTGTTGTCATTCCTCTTTATGATGAGTTAGATGACACAATCTTCAACGAAGATAATTCAACAAACTATACTGCGCTTATTGACAAGATGGGGCATTTCATCAATATTGTTGCGCAGAAGTGTCGTGACGGCGAAGTAGGCGCAGTAATCTTTGACGGTATGAGCAGTTTCTTGAAGTGGTGTGAACATGCTATGACTGATGTTCTAATGAACCGTTCAAAAAACCCTGTAAATGTCGAAGATGGTGACAAATTCAATCAAGCGGAATGGCGTATTCGCAATCAATTGTTCCGTGATATTGCCAATAGAGGCCACCAATTGCCTGTTGATGCAGTGTTTTTCACCTTCCACTTGAAGGACAAGAAGCAGTTTGCAGATATTGGCAACGGTCAAAAGGGTCTTATGAAGATTGGTGAAGAACCGGAATGGGAAAAGGGAACAATGCGCCTTTTCAGTCAGCAGTTATGGCTTACTCGCTACACTAAGAAAGGCGACCTTGCGGCAGGTGTAAAGCCCGACGCAAGCCTCGATGACGGCGCATGGGAAATCCGATGCTCAATTGAAGAAATGAAAGGGTTTAACCAAGAACATTTAGGCACTACGCACACAGTCCTGTCAGTCAAGGATGGCGAAGTCGTTTGGAACGGCCTGCCCTTCTTGACTTGGGGCTGATTGATTGGCGCAGAAGCCTAAGAAGATTAAACTTGTTCAGATGCAAGGGCGTTCAGCAAGACTGCACTATGCGGTTGAATGCACGCCCGATGGCAAATATTCATACCTTCTTTGTCGTGGCTTCCCGTCAGTAGGGAAACATGAAAATGTTCCTTTGAATGCTAAAGACAAATACCCGCATTGTGCGCAGTGTGAAAGAATACTAAACAAAATGAAAAATCAAAAAGGACAAGTGATTGAAATTATTGAGTCGTGAGGTTTATAACTGCATAGGAGTATGGTTTATCATGGCGAGAGTCGAGATACAGAAACAAGATTTAGTGACCCTTCTAAAAAGGACACAAAGAATGGCTAACATAAACGGAAAAATGATTCCGCAAGTCAAAGGAACAATCCTTTACATCGGCAACGGTGAAGTGCGCACATTTAACATAGTGCGTGACGGCACTTCAAGCATATCTTGTTTCAGCGCAGACATTATGAACAAAGACGACGAAGGAACAGTGCCAGTAGCCGACATTTCATTGTTGCTCGGCGCACTATCAAAACACTCCGGTTTGATTGCTCTAAACCACAAAGACGACAAACTAAAAATTAATTCTGCGACAAAGCAAACTACGCTACAAAGTAGTAGTCAAGCACAAGCGTTTTCGCATACCAAAAAGACAATTACTGAATGGTGTGAAGATAGCAAGATGCGTTATGAACACACAATAGAACAGAATCCTAACGGCTACACTTTGAAGAACGGCGATGTTGTTCCCGAATCTTTCAAATCCCATATCGGCGCAGACCTTCTTTGTTCTGCTATCGAAAGTGGTTCTATGAACGGACAGAAGGTTGAGAATTATTCTTTCTTTTTGCGCAATAAATATCTTCATTTGGTTGTTGGCGCAGAAGGCAAGGGCAAGACCGAAACTGTTTTGGTGATGACTCCTTCCTCCCCAAGCCATGAATCCAAGTTATATCCGATTGCAGGGGGTTTAGATAATGTTCTGCGCACAGTCGAGGGAGAGGTCATACTATCCTTCTTTGACTTAACACCACATGGCGGAGGCATGTCTTTGCGACTATCCTTTGAGGGCGGTTGTGTTTTCCAAAGGGAGTCTGTTCATGCCACCAATTAATATTCAAGAGAAGATAAAAAACGAGCCTAACTTTGCTCGGACTTTGCGCAGTCGTTCATTTGAAAAACTGTCGCAAGACGAGGTTGATGAACTCCTTGCTATATGCGGCGAAGTAATGTCTATGCGCAAATTCAACAGGAAGATTGCGCTACTGGCTACAATACAGTATCAGATGAAGATAGGCGAGAGTCTTAACTCAACAGTGGTCGCACATAGAATGAATAAAATTATGATTCCCCAAAATGCCGTAACCGCAAACCACATAGGAGGTTTGATGATTGTTATGGAACGATGGGGGTTTATCAAACGGTATAAGCGAAATAATAGTGCGCCGTATGAATACATAAGGATGAAGTAAAATGATAACGATAAATTACAAATGCGCAGAATGTGAAACGATACTGAATATAGAAATAGAGAACGGCGAAGGGCAGAAGTCCGTGTGTCTTGATTGCGGAGAGCCGCATTATGTCATGGCGCACATAACGCACGAATTAGATTCTAAAAAGACATACCGCAATGAATCGTGGCTCATTGAAGAATATGTCAAGAAGGATAGAAGCATGGCTGACATTGCAAAACAATGCGCAGTTTCACCAATGACTATCTTCAAATGGCTAAAGACTCACGGTATAGAAACAAGAAATACTGGTGGGCGCAAAAGATGATTAACACTGTTGTTGTAGATAAGCACGAATCGCTTGAGGTTCTATGGGGTTCACCGTTGCAAAGAGCATCGGAAAAAGGCTACCCCGCTTTCTATGACGACATGGAGTTTTGGGTTCTGATTGATACATCGAAGGATAATCAAGCCATAGCATACACAGGCTCATTGGTGATTGGCGACTGCGTGTTTGTTGGTAATACCTATGTGCGCAAAGAATGGCGCAGTAAAGGACTACACAAGCACTTGTTGCGTGAAAGAAATCAATCTTTACTACCTATTCCAAAAATAGCAATTCTAAACCCTTTGGAAAATATCAAGATGACTCGCCTTGAAAGCGTTGTTGCCTCTCTTGGCTACAAGAAAGTCAAGTCCTTTGATGATGTAAAAGACTGTCTGCATAAATGGGTTTATAACGACATAGCACATCATAATATTTGGAGGCTTGACTTTGATAGTGGAAAGAGCGAAGAAGAATGACATAGTGGTTCGATGGCGAACCGCAGATGGCAAGCGTGCCGAAAGCAAATACTCTTGCAGTCCTTTTTGTTATGTTGAGGAAAGTGACATAGGTAAATTGACCCCTCCCTTCGCAGTGTTGCCCGATGAGGGTTATGAAGGACTTTACGGAGAGAAACTACGCAGGGTTGTTTTCCAAACTACCGACGACCTTTCAGCCACCGCAAAAAAGATGCGCACATGGGAGGCTAACATTGCGCATACTAACAGGGTTCTTGTTGAACACAATGTCAATATCCCGATGTATGAACACAGGACATGGTTCTTTGACATGGAATGGAAAACCGAAAGTGGCGAAATAACAATCATCGTCATACATGATTCCTTTGAAGGCGAGTTTGTATTGGCGCATCACCCCGAATATGAAAGTGGTCTTTACGACCATGTTGAATGTAAAGAACACCCCGAAGGGTTGCAGATATGCAAAGGCGAAAGACCAATTAAAATGTTCAAAGATGAAAAGTCATTGCTACAATACTTCGCCCAGTTTATGCGCAGAAAAGACCCCGACATACTGACAGGTTGGAATGTAGTCAATGCAGACTGCCAACAATTGTTCAAGCGTTTCAAAGCAAATAAACTTGATATTCGCTCTTTATCCCCTATGCGCAAAGTGCGCTATGACTTCGGGGAATGGGCGCAACCGATTGCAGGCTACAACACAATAGATTTGATGATTGCTTTCAAGAAGTTATGGACTTTGAAGAACGGACAATTGCCTTCGATGGGATTAGGCGCAGTTTCAGAATATTGTTTGGGTGAAACAAAGGTTGAGTTAAAAGACGGACACGACACTTATTACAACGACTTCGGAACATATCTTGACTACGCAATGCAAGATGTGCGCCTTTTGCCTAAATTAGATGACTTGGTTGGCGCACTTGACTATTTCACTGCGATTCAGCACATTGTTCAGTGTGACATACGCACTACGCCTTATGTTAGCAAGATTTTTCCGATTCTCGCATTGCGTGATAGAGAGTTTCACCAACAAATACCAAGCAAGCCACAGTTTGAGAAGGTGGACTACACAGGCGCAGATATTCAAGACCCCGTTGTTGGTGTGTATAGAAACATAGGAATCATGGATATTAAAGCGATGTATCACAGTAATGTGAAACTGCATAACATTTGTTGGACTACTCTCGGCGGAGGCTTTGATTGCGGCAACGGTGTCATGTTCCATAAACACAAAACTGGTTTGCTTGGCAGACAGATGGATAACATGACTGTTCTGCGCAACAAATACAAGGAACAGATGAAATCTGCGCCGACAGAAAAAGAGCGCAAGAGGTATGACGCATTACAATACGCAACAAAATCCCTTGTCGCATCTATGTATGGGGTAGCAGGTGACTCAAAGTGTGGCTTCTATCATCCCGATATTGCGGCGGCAATAACATACACTTCCCGCCAAACACTTTTCAGACTGCGTGATATTGCAAATGAGTTAGGTTGCACAGTGCGCTACGGACACACCGATTCTATCATGTGCGATGTTGATTCTCCCGAAAAAGGACTTCAATTATTAGGCGTAGTTAATCAGCGCATGAGTCCTATCGAAACCGAGTTTGAAAAGTGGTGTGATACTTTCCTAATCATGGCTAAGAACCGCTACGCAGGCAGTGTGTCATGGACTGATGGTGTTTTCCATCCTGCGCAAATCTATGTCAAGGGCATTGAAATGAAGCAGGGCAGATTACCGAAGGCTTGTAAGACTGCGCTATCTTCCGTGATTACAGGAATTTTGCAACATAAAACTGAAAGCGAAATCACTTCTTCAATTGAAGATTTACTGCGCAGTGTTGTGCGCAAACAAATTCCGATTGCAGATTTGTGCATCAAGGCAAAGTTAAGTAAAAATCTAAACCAATACACTACTCTCGGAGAAGCGAGAGCAGGTGCGCATTGGGCTAACACCCACTTAGGAAAAGGCTACCGCAAAGACGACTACTTCTTGACGACACTTGATGATAACGGCGCATATATTGCATTTGATGACCCTTCGGAAATCGAAGGCATTGCGCAAATCGGCTATCGTCATATCGCTGAACGGTTCATTTACAATAAAGTTTTACCTTACTATGAGGTCATGGGTTGGAATGTCATTACTCTTGAAAATGCCCTCAACGGCGCAGACACTATGCAATGGCTGTGAGCAATGGGTTTATAGGAAGAAGTATGCGTGGTATATTTATGGCGAGAGATGCTAAGAAGCCGACAACGAAGCAAATCAAAAATTTGGTTGATGCTCAAAATGAAATGATTGAGCAACAGAATCAAATGCTTAGGGTATGTTTTCACGAAATAGATAAACTCAATATGGTAGTTATCCGTATGCTTGACAAGCAAGGTATGCTTGACTCTAAAACATGCGTGCATTGTGAATTTACAGTGAATACTCCTTTGCTTGAAGGGATTGAAATACCAACTATTTGCCCCGCTTGTCAAAAAGACATAGCAGGTGGCGAAGAAGAATGAAAGACCCTTCCGAAATGTCAATTGAAGAATTGAAAGCCAATTCAAGTTATGACCCGACAGAAGAAGGCAAGATACTCAAATTGAGTAAGTCGTCTTTTATGACATATTCAAAGTGCGCAAGACAGTTTTGGTATCAGAAGGTTATCCTCAAAGATATGAGAATGCCTGCTACTCCCGAAATGGAAAGAGGTTCAAGAATACATACTGGGCTTGAAGTTCTTTATGATAACTGGGAAGGACAAAGCACACTTGCGCCGTTGATTCCCGTTGAAGTCCACGAAGAAGGGATAGATGAGTTAGTAAATCTTGAGCAACAACGGATTGATTTATGGGGTCTTGAAAACTTTAAACCGATAGAGTATGAAGAATATCGTGCGGTGTATGATGCCGAGCGTGATGTTGTTCTTGTTGGTTTGATTGATGCAGTGCTTGAACACCCCGAAGGCGGTCTTTGTATTTATGAGTTAAAAACAGGAAACATGAATGATGGTAAATTATCTCGCACACGCAGGGAGTTATGCTATTATGCGCACATGCTTAGATTGATGGGTGAAACTCGACCAATCACGCACTTCGCTTATCTTGCGCCGGACTGTGATAACTTAGATTTTGTAATGAAAATGGTCAATGACTCCAAGAGGCAAGTTATGCTTGGTAAAGAAAAGGGAATACTTATTGTGGAAAAGGTTAATCAGCGCAGTCATAACGCATTTCTAAAGGCACTTGATAAAGCAGTCGAGGGGTTGAAGGCGCATCAAAGTCCTATGTCATGGTCTGATTATTTTTGCCCTCAATGGTGCGACTTTGCGGCGCAGTGTGAAGCAGAATTGACGGGGGTTGAATGGTGAATCAAATTCTTGAAGGTGATTGTTTAGATTTGATGAAGAAGATGCCCGATAAGCATGTTCAGTGTTGCATAACATCGCCGCCTTATTATTCTTTGAGAGATTACGGCATTGAGGGTCAAATCGGCGCAGAAGAAACCCCCGAAGAATATATTGAAAAGATGGTTGAGATATTTAGAGAAGTGCGCAGAATACTCAAAGACAACGGCACTGTTTGGCTGAACATAGGCGATACATACAAAAACAAAAAACTTCTTATGATACCTCACAAACTTGCTATTGCGCTACAAAAAGACGGTTGGTTGGTAAGACAAGATATAATTTGGAACAAAACCGCATGTATGCCCGAACCCGTAAAGGATAGGTGCGTTCAATCCCATGAGCATATTTTCCTTTTGAGCAAAAAGACAAAGTATTATTTTGATTGGGAGGCGATTCAAGAACCCGTTGCTAACCCTAATCGGAAAAATTATCAAAATGGCTCAAGGTCAAACGGTATTAACGGTGATAGAAACGACAATGATTTGTTCAAAAGAAGTAAGAATTTTTCTTTTGATTTGCGCAGAAAGCGCAGTGTTTGGTCTGTCGCCACTAAAGCATACCCCGAAGCACACTTCGCAGTATTCCCTCCCGAATTGATTGAGCCTTGTGTCCTTGCAGGTTGTCCGTTTGGAGGCACTGTGATAGACCCCTTTGGTGGTTCTGGAACGACTGCCGTTGTTGCTATGATGAACGGGAGAAAGAGTATTATCTGCGAGTTAAACGAGAAATACATATCTATTGCGCAGAAAAGAATACTTGAAGTAAAAAAAGAGTATGGTATTGATTCGGAGGCTGAATGGTTATGATTATTTGCGCAGAATGTGATGGTGAAATGACAGTTAGTAACGAGCAAGGCAAACCTATGATTCTATTGACTGGTGACATTGAAACTGGAAATGAGAGAATCGCTATATGCAAGTTTTGCGGCCACCGTGAGGTTATTAAGGACAGTTAATTTCGGTTGATTTGTATGCTACACTTCCCTCGACAAGTGGGTTTGAAAAGAACCTTTTGTTATAACATGCAAGACTTTGTTGAGTATGTGCGCAGACTAAACGGCAAGACTTCGATTTACACTTCGCTATTTTCTTTTGATGAAGCAGGAAATTACGATTCTGCCGTCATGGATAGAGCATGGTGGGATTTCGATATGAACGACGATTTCACTATGGAAGAAGTAAAGGCCGATGTTTCTGCTCTAATTCATCGTTTAAGCGGCGTTGTGAGGCTTGTAGCGACTGGCAGGGGGTTTCATATCCACCAATGCTTCAAACGCCCCGTAAGAGGCCGAGAATGGGCTTTACATCTTGACCGTTACCAAAGGAAGATGGCAGAAGGATTGAGTAGTCTTGATGGAGTCGGTTATCCCGAAAAACTAACAAGAGTATCGGGAACATACAACCCCAAGCGTGGTAGGTGGGCGGTTTCAATCCCTGCGCAAGAGTTTGCAGACAACCCTTTCGATTTTCCTATTCCTGTAAAACCATTACCGGAATACAAACATTTGTGTCCGTTTCAAGGCACTTTTGCGGAAAATGATTGCTTTGATTTGGTAAAGTGGGCTAAAGACAATCCAATGCCTGTGCGCAAACAGACTGCGTTTGTTGGTGAAGGCAAATCAATGGGTGTTGTTGATGGTGTCTGCGCACTACCGACTTGTCTTGAAAGAGCGATACAAGTTAGCAACCCACCACATCATGTCCGAGTAGCACTTGTTCAAGAAATGCGCAGACAGTTAGCGTTTTACGCATCACCTTCTGCATTGTCAGACGAAGAAAACCATGAAATAACAGACCAAATATGCTTGTTCATAGAAGGTCTTGATTGGCAAGACTACAACGAGGCGATAACAAGAAAGTATGTAGCGGGTGCAGTGCGCAAATACGAACATGCGCCTTCCCCACTATGGTATAAAAAACATAACTTGTGCAACGGTAAAGGGTGTTGGTTCTGTGAAAGATGATAACGAAATACGAGATATGCTGAAAGAAGCATCTAAGTTAAGAGATAGATGGCTTCAAATTTTGACTGATAGAAGTTACGCAGACCAAACAGAAATGCGCAGGGCGATAAGAAACTATAACGCTTTGCGTGGTGTAATCAAAAGTTTGCGTTGGGTTTTGAACGAACCTTTAGCAGAAAGTCCACTTTACTGAAACCCCTGCTTAAATACCCGTTCTGCGCACAAGGTAGCCGATGATAACGGCAGACGACAGGGAGAACGAAAAACTTCTTCATCGTTTGTTTGTCAAAGTAGGAAATCGCAAAACAGACCCGAAGGGGCAGTGTGTAGTCAAAAGACTGCGCACAGGTGATTACATCATAGGCGATTACGGAATAGAGGCTAAAGAAATCAACGATTTATACCGTAGCATTCTCGGCATCGGGCGTAATGGGCGCACAATCAAACATCAGTTAGCAGAATTATGCGAAGCGGTTGAATACCCCATACTTGCAGTGTATAACACTACACTCAAACCTTATTTCAAAGGGCGCAAACCGAAAAGACAGGAAGTGGCAAGAGAAGTATTGCGCCAACAAAGAGTCATCAAGTCATTTAAGATGACACTATACTCTCAATTCCCAAAGGTTCGCCTAATCGAGTTTAGTGACATGGATGAGTTTGTTGAATGGCTTGCTATTCTCAATATGAACAGCGCAATGCGTGGTAAATTTAGACCAGTGCCTAAAAATCAACCTCCCGATGACCCACGACTGCGTGCGCTTTGTTCTATTCAAGGAATTACAGAACCGATTGCAATTGATATAATGAAGCAGTATGGTTCGCTACCGGAATTGCTCAAGGCAAAGACTACACAGAAGGATTTGATGAAGATTAAGGGTGTGGGTAGAACAATAGCACGACGATTGAAAGACTTACGCAAGCAGTGGGTTTATTAGAGAGTTTAAGCAAGGATAGATTGCGTGCGGGAGAGCAACCTCAATTCTAAATGTGTTTTGGTTCTTTTGCTTCTTTTCCTCATCTGCTCTCCCGCACCACTTCAATAAGGCTTGAAGTTATTACTTTGAGCATTTCCGCTATTACTGTATCTTCGCATTTTTACCGATATTGAATGGATAACAACAGAAGAAAACCCTGCATTATCTTGACCCTGCGCAGGGCTTCTTGATATTGTTACCTTTATTGTATTCCCCGCCACATTTGAACCGTTGATAGCGACTGGATTGACAAGATTTACTGTGCGTCTTAGGGTTTCGCCATCGAGTGTATTTCCTTGTATTCTCGTAGTCTGTGTGAATTGGTCGCTTGTTTCTGCGCAAAGTATTGTCGTTGCTAATTCTGCAATGCTTGAAGTATCGCCACCGAATGTAACTACTGCATCAACGCTAACAAACCCGCCTTCGCTTATATCATTAGGCACACGCACATTGATACTGTTGCTATGCGTTTCTCCTTGTGCGCCTGCGTCTGCGTCAATGATACCGCCGAGTATGAAACCGTCAGCAGTTTGTGTGCTTGTTCCTTCGCTCGCCATCATAGAAGATTCGATTCCATCAATATCTCTATCGTTAGATAATGAAGCAGACGGTCTATTTTGACCTATCACTCCAAAACTACCCGTCGCTAAACCAACATCGTTTGCGAAGTTTGCTTTTCCTTTCAATCCCCTATAATCACTTGAGCCGAGTAAGTTTGCTGATAGACCGGCAAACCCGTGCGTGCTTGAGTCTGCGCCCCTTGCTTTACTAAATAAATCACCAATAGGTCTAATGAAACCACCGCCGCCTAAAGGAGGCACAACAGGCACAGGCGGTATCGTTGGGGGAGGCGGTGTAGGTCTTGGTGGTTTGTTAGGACTACCGCCTCCTTCCGTAATACTCTTGAATAGACCTGCGAAGCCATAACTGTAATGTTTTGCAATGCGCTCAAGATTCAAAGACACGGTATCAATCTCTTGGTGGTTCTTTTTCCAAGTAATATCGCTGATGTGTAGCGTTTCAGAAGTCAAATCAATGTGTGTATCAGTAAAAGTTAGTGTTGTAGCAGGCTGATAAATCAAATCATCAACGATTTTTATTCTTGGCGCATAATAATATCTGCGCACAATTTCTTCTGCTTGAACACCTGCAAACCCATCAACGGATATACCCAATGGAAATGCGCTATGCTCATTTTTGTTTATGTCGGGATATGTTGTTCCAAATAAGTTTCCGTTGTTTCCTATTTCAGACTGTTGCAGTAGAAGTGGCTCAATGTCGCTATTCATTCTGCGCACTATTCCCATCAAATAATCATAATCCACATCAAAAGTTATGTGTCTTGCTTCCGATGAGTATTGCGTCGGCACTTGCACACGATACATACCGTTGCCGATTATCTGCACACTTGAAGCATATCCTGTTGTAGCGTCATATTCCGGCGGTAAAGAACCGCTTGGTAATTCATCAAATACTGGGTCAATTACATGCAGTCTAAATGTGGTGCTTTCATCGGGAGGTTGTTGCGCAAAGCCCGAAGTGGGAGAAGTTTTTCCACCATCAATAGTGATTCCCAAACGCAATTCATTGCCAGTAGTTTCACTAACATAAGGCATATCTTTTTCGACATACATGACTTTTACGCATTGACTTAGGCTCTTTGTTGCGTATGTTGGATAACCCCTTGACCTACCAAAAGTATCAACATGAATTATTGATACTCCGTTTTGATTTGTTGGCGGCGGCGTGAATCCGGCATCGCAAAAAATTGTTAATCTATCAGTGTCGCCTGCGTTTGGTATTGAATTAAAACCTGCCTGTAAAGTGCCTAATAACCCACTACCATATCTAACTTGACCCGCAGAACCAATATCAAATGTGGACTCAAAACCAAATTTACTTTTTCTAATATGTATTCCGTTTGCGGAGAAATCAAAAGCAGAAGGGTCGGTGATAACTGTTTTTCCTAAAATTCCTGTTGGGTCTGATGGGTAGTTATCCTTTGCTTGTAATAGAATTTCGGCAGGGTTTGTATTGTGTTTAAATCTAACATTGTTGCTGTGCCTATAATCTTGAATACCACTATACCGGAAGCCACCAAAAATATTAGTCCATGACGCATTTGAAAATCTATCATAGTGATAGTTTCTGATAAAAGCATCTTGAACATAACCATACCTACCACCGTCAAGCATTTTGCTTTTTTGTGTTCCCGTAAGTAGTATTTCTGCGCTGATTGAAACCTGCGCATCTCTTTCACGCAAAAACTCTTGTTTTGCAAGTGCCATTGCTTCATCACGACTAAACACATTTTCATAATTCAATGTGCGCCAACGGGTCGGTGTTCCCGATACTGGTTCGGGGAAATCAACAAAGTTTGAGTTTCCATTGTAATAAACACGCACATTTGTTATTTGTGAACCAAGTCTTGATGACATTTTTGAATTTAGCATATTATTTCTATTCAAAGCAATACCGCTTGGTATTTTTTGCCTTATTGTCATTATGTTATCTCTATCCATCAAATAATTAAAAGTAGTTTGGTGTGTGTCGCCATTGCCGTCTTTTGCAACTATTTCATTTGCCATATTAAGAATAGTAGTGTTTTTAGCATCAAATGTTGAACCGAATGAATCTGTATCTGCGCTACCAATTTCTTTAGGCATTTGTCTTGTCTTAGGAATATGATACACACAAGGAAGCGATGTGTTTGTAGCCCATGTGTCTGCGCAAGAAAGAGAAAACATACTGCGCATTTTATCATGCACATAATATGTTCCTGTGTTTTTTGACTTAATTATTCCTTCAATATTTACAGAAAGGCGCAGTGGGAATACCGCAGACGGTGTATTGAAAACTAATACTTTCTTAAAAACACCTGTTGAAGTTTCATCATCGGGGTCTTTTAAGGTAATATTTGCCCTTGAACCAACCGTTGAAGATGTAGCAATTAGATTTTCTTTTTCTGATTCAAGAATTGTATTAATTGTTTCAATATCTGTTATCTGTTCAGCCGGAATAGAAGTAATATACACGCCTGTTAATCTATCTCCTGTTGCAGTGGTTGTTTTACCAGTCCATGAAAAGTAATAAATTAAATCCTCCTGTGAACGGTTTTCTCCCGTTTGACAAATTATTGCGCCTGTGCCACTTGTGTTAAACAAAGTGTGGTCGTCTATGTCAATATTCTGTGCGCCTAAAGCAATATCAGAAACTAATATTGTTTTATCATTTAGCATATAAAGAGAGTTTTTGTGCGCACTAATCCCTACAAAAGCCGTTGGTGGGGTAGTATAATTGATAGTTTGTGTATTTCTGTATGAAGCAATACCTGCTTTGTAATAAGCATCAGTAAGATAGGGAAATCCTTTAGTAGCAAGCACATAATCCCCAAAGTCCACAAGACCACCGCTTGAGTAGCCACTTCTGCCACCAGTAGCCATAGTATTTAGATTGTAAAATCGTGAAGCATCAATAATAATAAACGACCCTCCCTTATCTTTCCAGTTATGGTATCTATCATCAAGAGGTTCATAATCGCTACCGCCATTCAAAGCAGACCATGCAACACCGTAATATGGTTCTGCGGTTGCATCGAATTGCCACAAATCAACTTCTTCGCCTATTTTTAAAGAAGTAAAAACATCGGGATTTCCGTTTTCGTCAAACTGGTCTGCAATACAAACATTAATTTTATAATTTTCCGTTGTCGGTAAAATCATTCCAAAATCTTGTTTGCGCAAACCGCCGTCTGCATTTGCCGTTCCGTCATTGCGCATATCAGCCCAAAGAACATAACAATGCTTATAGCCATTGCTTTCATCAATTTTGCGCAGACTAACAATTGTTCTATCGGGGTCATAAGTCTTTTTAATACCTTTTATACCGCTAATAATAATTTTATTATATCTTATTTTTCCTCCAACGGTAGGCGTTCCCGTTGTTTGGCTTATAGGTATTTGATTCGGGCTAAATAACTGATAAAACGGAGTAAATTCTATTTCTTTTGTGTTAATTTTTATTGCATCGGGGTCATCAAAATAATGCGCAGAACCGGCAGACCATTGAGAACCACCTTGAAATTTACTGCGCACATAAGCAAATTCATCAATCATTGGTTCAAAAGTAACTCTTTCAGCCCTGTAAGCAGTGCTACCTTGCATTTGATGTATTCTAAACACGCCATTAAGGTCAAAATCACGGAATCCTTCATGTATTACAATATCTCCTTTATTTATATTACCTGCAAGACCAGTAACAGTAAATGTATCTGTTGCTGAATCCCAACTTAAATCTGCTTCGCCAAGAGGATTACTAACAACATTTCCAATAACATATTGAGAATCAAGAGTATCTTTGTCGAGCAATTCAAGAATAATTCCGTCATCTTCCATATTATTTACTTTGATATAATACCACATTGCGGGGTCATCAAAGTGCAATTCTGTTGTTGTAGGAGTTATAGGATTAGAAGCATGATATGTTGCATCTAAACCTCTCCAATTCATAACTGAACCATCGGGATTGATTTCATTAAACCCTGCACTAACTGAACCTATGCCTGCATCCATTTGATTTGGACTAAACATATATTGTAATGCAGTTTTATGTCCTGTGCGCCAATGAGGAATAGCATCAATAACACCAAACTGCGCTCGGAAATAAGGGGATAGAGGCAAATCTCTTAGCCAACGAGCATGAATTGTTCTGTGCATATATCTGCGCAAAAGCGAATTAGTCAATATACTGGATTTGTAAATAACTGGCTTTACTTTTGCAGGTCTATTTTCAATAGCGTTAGGGTTTGCGTCATAAACTGACATTTTAACAAGAGGAATAGACAAAGAGGCAAAACCTACTGTCGAAGCACCGATAGCGTCATAGGGTGCTACTGTATGAATTTTTGTTGAACTAATTACACCTATAACTTGAAAAGGTTCACAAAAATATACATTTGATGAAACACCATTAGGTATCATAATCCAATCTCCTACTTCTAAATTATGCGCAGAAGAAGTTTCAATAGTTAGTGATATTGGAAATTCTGTTTTATTATCGTTAAAATTATTCGCATAATCTATTTCTTGTTTGCCTGTTGAAGTTAAAACTGTGCTATATGATGTATTGCCGTTAGTATAATGTCTGCTTACAGCAGAAATTTCTAAATTTTCATCAGCAGAACCATTGTAAGTAGTGGTTGTATCTATTCTAACAACATATTTTTTAGTATTAACATTTCTATATGCAGTCGAACCGCCTTGATTTCTTTGAACCCTGCGCAAAACAGTTAGTGCGCTAACAGTATATGAGCCATCATAACCTGCACCACTACCGTTTGTTCCTTTTAATTCAATTGAATCTCCTACACCAATTCCTCTATGACTTGTTATTGTAGCCGAACTATCGTAAAGATTAGCAAAAGTAGGTTGTCCGTCAATATCGGGGTCATACTCAACAAATATAGCCCAGTTAGAACCTACTTTTTGCAAACCTATAACATCAAGAAGTCCAAAAAAATTATTATTTCCTCCTTCCCATTCTTTTTCTATTTCATTTGCACCGTATTCATCCTCGCCAATATACATTTGAATTGATTGACCAGAAAATTTGCGTGTTCTTGAATTAGGGTCTGCAATAAATGTGTCATCTACTGTTCCGCCTACTCCAACATTAAAGGCATTGAAACCTAATGTATTTTCTGATACTATTAATTGATTTGCGCCAAATAACATTGTGCTTAAAATCTGCGCAGTTTCAAAGTTTCGTTTTGTATTTATGGCATCCATTGATATATGTTGATTAAGAGAAGTATGTGCATTTTGACCTGTTTCCCATACTGGAAGTATTCTATCAAGTGTTCCTAATGAATCTCTTGCATCAATAGTAGTTTTTAAAAGATTACCATGCTTATCTTGTGAATGTTGCACACCATCTATAAAACCCGACCAAAGAACTCTTGACTCATCACTATTCATCATAAGTAATCGCCATTCACTTGCACTACTACCTGTTGTTAAAGCAGACAAAGAATATTCGTTCATATCATCAAGAATACAAACACTAAGCGTTGATACTTTGTCAATTCCCGAAGTAAAATTTAGTGCTTCAATAGGAGGTGGAAATGAAACACCGCCATTTCGCCAATTGAGAGGTAAAATTACACCTGCTCTATCAATCAAAGTATCGAGAACAACACAAGATTCCGAGCCATTGGTAAGCCATTCTGCATCAAGACTCCAACCCTTTGCGGTAGCCATATCTACACTTGGGTTTATCAAACCATTTTGAAATGCTGTTGTGTCATCATTTGCGTATGCCGCCCAAACACCAGCATTAAAATCAAATTGAAGAAATATATCAGTCCATATTTCGTCTGCATTATATGCTGATTCTGTATTACCATCCCATTTATCAAGATTACCAATACCTAATGTTGCACCTGTAAGAAGAAGTGTTGCAATGCAAGAATTATCGGCAAAATCATCAGCCGTAGTATCGTATGTTGTTGAATCTTTGTAACCAATTTTAAGTATGTAATGTGAAAAATCCCAATCTCCAATTTTATGTGTAGCAATGCGCAGATGAAACATTTCACCTAAACCACGCAATCTTAGTGCGCCGTCATAACTAAGCAAACGCTTTGTTCCAGTAGCGGTTCTATCATCATATAACGAATTAATCATAAAATTTTGACCGGAAGGAGAAGTAATATTATGAAGATATTTTTGTGGTCTTGTTAAACTGTGGTCTAATGCCGCTTGAGCCTGTTCTCCGGTATAGATACCTGCAAAATGAGTATGAATTTGTGTTGCATTTGGAACTTCCTGTATTATTCTTGTCATGCCGCCTTGATGGTTTCTATTTGCGCCACTAAAACCTAAATTAGTTCTTGGCGTAAATACATTGCTTCCTCCATAATAAGGGTCTATTGTTCCTGTTGGCGCATAATAATGTCCTTGAGTATCATGCGCATTATTAAATCTTAAATAACCTTCATTGCCTACGCCGTTCCATCTTTGTCTATTTGCGCACAATGAATTAGGCGCAAATAAATATGTTTGATTTTCTGTAAATTGACCATCTGAATTTTGATTATCAACAGTAATCCATTCATGAATACCACGATTCATAGTTAATCTATTATCAAGAGTAGTAGTAAAAATCATTGCCTTATCACTAATGCCAGTTCCGAATCCTCCCGTCATTCCATCATGATAACTACCACTGCGCAAACGGTCATAGTATGAATGTTTGAATCGTGGATTAAAAGGATTGTTGCCTCCTAAAATACTACCAAAGTGCGTTATAGTGTGGTCATGCGTTCTTGTTGCGCCACTATTTTTATCATCAGCAACGCCAACTGGCTTATGAAAGTCATCAAAATAACCACTAAGCCAAAAAGTATTGTTAAAATTAACTGTTTTCATCTGCTCATTACTCCCCTATTGTTTAACTCCGCTACTACTCCATCTGCTACTTGACTAACCATTTCGGGAAGTGTCATGCCGTTAAAGACATTTGTTTGAATAATTTCTGTTTTGTGCAATAGGTTTTCAATACCACCCTGCGATACTTGTTTGTATAGTGCGCCTGTAAAGTTTTGGCGTTGGCCGAAGAATAATTCTTCTCTTGCATTTGCAAACTTAAACATTTCACCCATTGCTTGTTCATTTGTTTCTGTAAATAAATCAAGACTTGCTTCTGCCGCTTCTTCTTCTTGCGCAAACATCAAATCAAGATAATGTTTTTGTGATTTCAAACCTTCTTCGCTAAACGCTATGCGCAATTCTTGTTCTCTATCTAAAGCATCTGCTTTTTTATCAAATGATTCACTAATAAATTTACCTTCTAAATCTCTATACTCAAGGAAGTATTCTCTATCTTTTTCAAACAACTTAACACGACCCATAATTGCTTGTGATAATTCATTGCCGCTATTGTCAAGATAGTATTCAATTTCAGTTTCGATACCATAAACTTGACCTGCTTTGTTAGCACTTTGACCTGCTAATTTTGCATCAATTAATGCAAGTCTTTCTCTTTCATCTGCTACTAATTGTAAATTTTCTGCGGCGGCTTCTGCGGCATTTTTCTGTGCTTCTATTTGATTATATAGTGCGCTATCTTCTTCTAATCCTGTTTGCGCAGTTTCTAATCTTATTATTTCACCATTAATATCTCTGATTGCTTGAGCCATTTCTGCGGGTGAATTTTTTAATTCAGCCATTGATTTATCAACAACACCTGCAAGTATTGCTTCTGATGAACCGACTAAAGCAGATAATTGACCTTCTGCGGTCATAAGACCATCATTAAATTCATTTAAATTTTCAAGTGGACTACCTAAGAAATCATCACCTATAAATTGGTCTAATAACATTTTTGAAGCAAATAAAGCAAGACCTGCAACAACAAGGCTTGTTCCACCGCTAACTGCGGCTTGAAGCATTACTGTTTTGCTTAACTGAAAGTTTGTTGCTCTAAGTGAATTGACAACCTTAACTGCCATGATTGCCGCCATTCCAGCCATCATAAATTTCATACTTTCTGCACCATCTGTTACAAACGGCAGTATCATAGTCATAGGCATTAATGCTCTATTTACATTTTTTGTAGTAACACCTAATTTAAAACCTGCACCTGCCGCTTGAGCGTATGCGATTGTTTTTTGTCTAAGGCTCATTGTAGCCATTGAATTTGTAGCAATTTCTGCTTTTGCGGCGGCATTGGCTTGCTTTGATGACATTATGCCTCTTTCTAATTCAACATTTTCTCTTTGCATTTGTTGAATTTTCTTTTCATTATTCACAAGTTGATTTGCTAAAATAGGGTCTGTTTCTCCTTTTTCAATTTGATTGCGCAATTGCTTACTGCGTATAAGACCATTTTCTAATTGCAATTCTTGTATCATATCATTTTTTCTTTGAATTGCTATTGTTGCTTGCTTTTGTTCTGCGGCAGTTAAAGGAATCAAAACCATGTGCGACTCTCTTAGTGCCGACGCTTCTTGATTTCTTGCATTAACTAAATCTCTATGTGCTTGCGCATTTGCAACAACGGTTGGCAAACCTTTAGCCATTATAGCATTGTAAAAATTTGCGGCACGACCTGCTTGAGCATTTAGTGCGCCAAATTGAATTTGAAGCCCTACTTGCTCTCTTATTTTCATATTTAAATTTTCTATTGTTTTTGCAGTTGCGTCTAACCTTACTTGTTGAAATTTCATAGCATCGCTATCTGCGACTATTCTTTCTCTTGTTTGTTTGTGTAATACAAAGCGTGCTTTTTCACCTCTTGCTAATCTTTCATTTAGTCGGGCATGTCCTTCAAGATGACCTGCGGCATTTTGATGTGCGGCAGATGCTAAACGCAATTGTTCACCCATCATACTTAATTTAACTCTTGAATCAACAAGAATTTGACCAAAGGCAGTCGTTTTTGCTCTATTCCTATCTATATTTACTTGATATGTTGATGAAAATTCATTATATGCACTACTTGCAACCTTTGCGGAATTAGCCAATGCAATATGATTATTTCTTTGTAGAATAGCATCGGGATTTAATTGTGCTTGCACTGCTGATAAAGTCCTAAATGCAATAACCATATTCATTAATTGAAAACCAACATTTGCAAACGGCGCAATAAGATTTTGATATAGACCCGACATAATTATGACGCTATCCATTATGTTGCCGCCAATTGTGGTTTCATTTACTTTTAATACTGCATTTAAAAAATGAAATGTAGCGGCTTCTGCTTGGAAATATGCGTCTGAAAGATTATCTCCTATTTCAACACGCAAGTTTGTAGTCATTGCTTGCAATTGTTCCATTTCAAAAAATGCCTTATTAGTTCTTATATTAAATTCATCAATAGCACCGTATGCACCGTGATATGCGCTTGTTTGTAATTCTAATAAACGGTCTTGGTTTTCCATTATTTTTAAGAATTTTACATAATGTCTTGAACCCGCAATTGCTACTGCAAGATTACGCTTTTGTTCAGCAGTCATATTTTCATACGCAGGCGCAATTTCTTTAAGAATATCAGAAAATTTCATTTGCGTAATTACGGAAGCATCAACACCACCCATTAATTCTTGAAGTGTTTTTACTGCTTCTGTATTTGCATTACCAATACGCTGATAAATCATACGCAGACCTGTTCCCGCCCTGCTTACTTCTTCACCAGTTTCAAGCAATAATGCCGACATAGCGGCCATTTCACCAATAGACTCACCTGCAATATTTGCCTGCGCAGAAAACTGGTTAAGAACAAAAGTAATATCTTCCATTGTAGCAACCGATGTGTTTTCAACGGTGTTTAACTGGTCTAATACACGCATTGTATTTGCACGCACAACATTTGCTTGTTCTTCTGCGCCGAGCGCATCATACTGCGCCTTTGTTAAATTACCCATCATAAACCCAGTCTGTTGCGCTAACTGGATAAGACGATTCATACCCATTTCAGTTTCCATTTCACCAACTGCGGCCATCAAAAGACCGCCTCTTGTGGCTTCAATAATTGCTTCTTGAGATTCAAGAACCTGTTTCAACTGCGCAGTTTTTGCGCTTGCTTGTAGTGCTTGCTCACCACTAAACGCAAATCCTTCACCAAGTCTGATAGAGGCTTCTGCGAATCTATCAACACCGCCGGAATCACCATAAAACTTTTCAACTCTTGTTAATTGTTTTTCAAACTCAAAAAACGAGTCCATTATTTCTCCAACAGACTCAAGAACAGCAGTAGCCATTTCATCAAATGAATCCGCAATATTAGCGGCGGCATCCATAAAAATTGCAGTTTGAACTGTTGCGGCAGACTTAGAATCAGCAATTAGTTTTGTGGCTTGAAATGTTCCGACAACATCAAAAAAGACTCTTGCCGCACCTGCTCTTGCCATTTTACTCACTCGCCCATTTTCCTATCATGTCGCTTAACTCTTTCCCCTCGATTCTTTCTGCTCGCCTTTGGTTTCGGCGTGCTACTGCACTGCGAGCATCCGCCGAACTTTTTCTACCCGACTTAGCCGCTTCGTGTTGTTCAGTGATTCTTTCACTTATTTCTCTTGCGACCTCCATATCGAATTGCATTCTTTCGTAGCCATTTTCCTCATTGTATTTTAGGTATAATTCATGTGGTAATTGTCCTTTAAATGTGCTACATAATGAAGGCAAAACTTTATGGATTATCCCAAAGGGATTGCGCCCTCCAAAGTATCTCCACGCACAAAGTTTAGAAGTGTGCGTATTTCTTCCGAAGTCAAGATATTAATGTCAAATCCAACTGGTTCAATAACACAGTTTGGAATCCACGCTTGTATTTGGTCTGCAATACCTGCGCCTGCATCATCAAGTAACTGCGCAAATTCTTCGCTTTGGTCATCAGTCCATTTAGTAGGGTCATTACCAAAGTGCTTGCACTTTCTAAATACCGATGCTTGTTTATTTTCAATGGGTAGTTTTTCCATACCGGAGGCTTGTCTAACCCATATTTTTTGTCCGTCTGCTAATTCTATTTCTTTTTTCAATACTGGCATATTTTGTCACTTCTCTTTTCTATACTATACTTTACTATCATGCTAACTCATAACTAATTATTGCTACAAATTGATTACCAACGCTTTTTCTTACTACGCTAATATCAATAACTTTGTCACCGTTTGCAAGTGCCTGCAAACCAGTTTGTATTGAAGCATGAATTGTTAATTGATTTCCATAAACTACTGCTGTTCGTAGTTTAGTTTTATCAGTGATTTCGTGGCTCATCTAAGCACCACCTATCACGCATCATAATCTGCTAAACCATCTTCGCTTTTGCAAACAATTCTCATCATTTCTTTTGAATTTCCAAGCGAATTGTCTAAATCATACAGTGCATGGAAATTTACAGTCATTGTTTGAGTATCACGACCCGATACAGAAGTTTCGGGCATTTCAAAGTGTATTTTTGCAAAGTCAAATCTAATGAAATTATCACCATCAACTTCAAATAATACTGAAAGTGCAGGTGTGGTCGCCGCAGGATGGAAAAGTGCTTGACCATTTGCGCTTGTTGCCCCCATCAATTCATCAAAGTGCGGTTCATTGTTAGAACTTGTATCGGTTGATAAAACAGACTTATGGAAAGTCAAAGAACCACTAATTTCTCTTAAAGTTCTTGGAGGCGCACGCACACAAGTTTCATCACCTAATGAGTATGAGTTATCCATATCACGATTTGTTTTTACTTCAAAATCAACACTTTGAACAAGTAAAGAGTGGTCTGAATTTGATGCCGTTCCTTCAAAATCAACAAAGATTTTAGAAAAGTGCGCCGCATCTTTAGTGTATGTTGGGTGTCCACTGTTTAGTGCGGCTGTTGAAGAATTTTGACTTGCGCCAACAGTATTAACTGTCATCATAGCATATTCTCCAATACTTGCAGAAACGCTAATTGATTCAATAACTTGACCTGCAAATATATGCTCATGGTTGTCACGACCAACTCTAAAAGTGTAAGAAGGTAAATCAACATTACTGGAAATGGAGTGTTCAGTAAATGTTCTTTCGTCTGTGGTTGGTGAAGAACCTCCATCACTTGAAGGGGCATCTTGACCCATAATACCATGAAGCATCATAAGTGTAAATTTATCGGGTTGCAAAGCCATGCTAATTGAACCTTCTGCAATTTTTTTGCTAACAATTGCTTTTGCCGCACCATAATAATTCATATCATTTCTTTTTAATACATCATAAGATTGTTGGAATGATTCAGATTCAACTTCACCATAAGCACTGTATGCCACTGGTGAATTGTATGTTGATTCTTTACCTGCCGCTACATATCTTGCGGAATGATTACTTGCCATGTTCAAAATGAGGCGATGTATGGTTTATGAAGATTGTCCTTAAAAGGATTATAACCCTATGCTTCTCGTAAAAACATGCGTATCTTTTTCATGTATGTTAATGTCAAAGAATGTATGCAAACTACTTCGTCATCATCAACTTTTGTATCAAATCTTGCATCGTATGAAATTAAACTATCAACACCCGATTCTAAACCTGTTTTTGTGTATAACTCATCAAATACTTCACCAAGAATGCTTGTTCCTAAACGATAAGAATTTTCATAATTTGTTCCTTTAGTAGTAACAAAAATAACAACATCATATCTTTGGTCTGTGCGTGTTCCGGCTAAAGTTAAAAACTCCGGTGACTCGGACTTTTGAACCATTACATGCACGCTTGGAGTCGGGAATCTATTAATCATACTATTACTTGATAAATCATAACCATACCTAACACCACTTGCCTTGACATGAGTTTTTAAAAACAACCTGTTTGAATTTTTCAAAACTTCTACAACTTTCATTCCTGTGCGCAAAAGACTGTGCGAAATAAAATCTGACATATCCATTTCATCGGGAGAGTATGCACCATGAGGGGTAAAATAAACAGAATAAAAATCAACAGTGCCGCTTGTTGTTCCAAAAAAAGCACCTTGCGCACTACTGCTTTGCGCAGAAACTTCAAGATAATGTTGTTGTGCATCATCATCTTCTATTATCTCTCTCATATACAAACGAGCAACGCCACTACTACTCAAAGTCAAACGCAAGATGCAGGGAACAGGTTCTTGTTCATTCATAGCGAGGTCAAGGTCATTACTGGTTGTTGTAGTAGCACCAACGAGTTTCAACTTGTCGAAACCACCATTACTATGAACTTCAACTCTATGACTTCCGTTATCCAAAGCCATGATGACTTCACCATTATTAGGAACAGATTCAATATGGATAGCACACATCAAAGTCAAATCATTATCATTATCAGCAACGGTTTGTTTCCAAAACTGACCGCCACCACTTGATGATATACGCCAATACCCATCTTGTGAAACACCATCACCATTTACGCCTGCATTTAAAGTCCATGCTACATTCATATCACCAACAGGGCTTGTTGGGTCATTACCATTTAATCTTGCAGTCCAATAATCTGATTGCTTTGATATTCCCATTTATTTCACTTCCTTGCGCTCATTATTCCTGTTCCACCTGTTGATGTTGCTACTTTTCCACCAACAGCACTTCTACCCATACCTAATGATTCTGTTGTGCTAAAACCTGCGGCTATACCTGCCGCTACTATTGCGCTATCAACTTTTGATTCAAACTCTTTTGCTACTCTTTTTTCTATTAGTCCAATAAAATCAAGTGTATCTTTAAAACCCGGATGCGTGCGCTTCATTTTCATACCTGTGGTAATCCAACCTGCAACACCAGTTTTCTTATACCATCGTGTGCTTGACATAACAAGTGGTGGTAAATTACCATATCTAAAAGGGTTCATACCTTTTGCTACAATGTGCGCAATTTTTCCGCCTCTTTGTCCTAAAACACCCCGTTCTGCTTGTTGTATAGATTCACCAGTATGCACTTTGTATTCCATTTTTTTCATTTTATGAATTTTCAAAGCATCAGCAACTTTTACATAAATATTTTTTGATTTAGCAAAAGGCAAACCTTTAGGCGAAGGCACACGAACATTTGCCAAAGCACCTGCTTTTGACTTTAATTCTTTTTGCATTATAGCAACTTGTTCTTGTGTTATTAACTTTAGAAAACCATCTAAGTTATCTTCTCCTGTTTTACCTAACATTCTTAATGCTCGTCGCAATCCTACATCATTCATTACAACTTTAATGTCGGAATAAGTGCCTCTTGCGTTAGCAGTAAAACTCATTCATAATCACGCCCTGCCTAAATGACACAGGACTGTTAAACAATGGTTTCCTCTATCACGCAAAGTTTGGCCTCTTAAACCACCATCTGCGCCAGTTTGATGTGTGCCTTCATCTTCAAGATATGAAGCCGCCGCTAAATCTGCGCAAATTTCACGCACAATATGCGCAAATTCACCTTGTTCAACAACAACACCGCTTAAATGGTCTGCACTAATTCCAGTAACGCCTGTTAAGTCATTAGTGGATATACCAGTCCATGTAAAAGAATCTCCATCAATATTTCCCGAACCTGCGCTTGCAAAGCCTGTTACACTTGTTAGTGTAATTGTTGTAGCACCTGCTGATACTGCGCCGTTCAAAGTAGTTTGCGCAGTTTCACGACTTGGTTCATCACGACCATATTGCAAAAATGTTTGGTCTATGTAAATTGTGGTTTGTCTAATGTGTCTTATTATTCTTGACTGCGCTCTATCTCTTTGCGCAGAATCAAGACCTAATCTTGAACCAACATCAGCAACACTACAATAATATACCATTTTACTTCACCGCTTCTTTAAGTTTTTCTATTAACTGGTCTTTTGTTCCTTCGGTATCAATATTATATTCTGCGCACAAGTTCATAATTTCTGATTTGCGCATACGCTTCATTTTACTGTATGAAGGCAATGATTTTACTTCTTCAACAATTTCTTTTGCATCTTCTGCTAATGACATTGCTTCTTCAAGTGTCAATTGACCATCTGCAAGTGCGGCATCAAGTTTTGGTTTTATTTTATTCCAATACTTAAATGCAAGACCTGCACCGAACAATCCTATTGCGCCTATAATTCCTAATGTTTCTATATCCATTTTATTCACCTATTTTCTTTGTATTCTACAACTACTGCTTTTGATAATGGCACTATTGCAAAGTGACGGGCTTCGCCCTCCCTATATAGACGGTAGCCGTGTGGTGTTTCTTCAATGTTTATGTTAGTGTAACACTTTTCCGGTGGCACATATACAATTTTTCCTTTTCGCATTATTATCCTCTCTTTAATCTATAATTTGGGAAAAATCTTCCCCTTCCATCATCAAGCAATTGATAATCAACAATAAGCAATACCCTTACAGTCTGTGGTTCTCCGGGGTCAGGAGGGTCGGGATTTTCGGGGTCAAAAATAGGCTCGCCACCAAGTAAAACAGTATGCTCGCCTGCATCAAGAACTCTAACATTGTTTAATCCGTCACCGGGAAATATTTGTAAATTAGTCAAAGTAAAACCAAATGGGTTAGGTGGCAAAATTACTTGCGACATACTTTGAACAAAAACAATAGGATAACCCGAAGCACTAATATTATTTGTTGAATAAACAGTTTCAAGACCTCTACGACCTTGACCATAAAAAATATACTCACGACCTGTATTTTGTGATACATCGCCTATCGCACTAACTTCAATAAAAGCATCTGCGTTTTCATCGTTAGTAGGAGTAAATACTGACACATCTGTATTATCAACGCCACCACTTGACACTCCTAACTCTATTGTATCTCCATCAACTAACAATCTAAACGGTGAAAAACCATGTGTTGAAGGCAATTGGTCATGTTTAAACAATGGATAACCACCGCCACCGCCACCGCCCCCACCTGTTGATGAAATTTGAATTGTTTCATTTGCACCTGCATTTTGTTTAGTAAGAGTAATGTTAGAACCTGCAACTAATTTACTTTCTAAGAAATTTTCTGTTGTGTCTGCCGAAGATATTTTTACTTTATTATTGTCTGCCGCAAATGTAAATGCGTGTCCTGTTGTTGCGGCGGCAGAAGTATCGGGAGTAATACTTATGTTTGCGCCTGCTTGCAATTTTGCATCAAGATAGGTTGGCAATGTATCTGTTGCACTTGCTCTAACTTTTGAGCCATCAATAGTAATTGTTTTAACTGCACCTGTGCCTGTTGCTTGAACACATAATCCTTGTGTGGTTGGAACAGTTTGAACAGGAATTACATCATCAACAAAGTTAAGAGTAGTAGCCGTAGTAGTCAATGCTACGCCTTCATCTTGAATATTTACACCTATTCCTCCGCCTCCGCCTCCGCCTGTTGCGGCAGTAGTTTGTGTTGTTCCATCTGAAAATTGAATACCACCACTACCTAAAGTAAGTGTATTCCCAGTATATGTAAAAGCACCGTCTGTCCCTAATTTTTGAAAATCTTGACCAAATAAAATAGCACCTGTGGCAACAGTTTGTAATCCTGTTCCTCCGTGTGGAACTGCTAATGTATAAGTTTTATTTGTAAAATAAATACCATCTGCAATAGCAAAAAACGCCCATGTCCCTTGTATTGTTGGTCTATTTACAAGATGTATTATTGAACCTTGAGAAGCACCCATCAATATTACGCCTATGTTAATGGTTAAGTTTGTCAAAGCAAGAATACAGCCATAAGGCATTTTTGCTAACGCAGGTGTTCCTACTGCGCTTGAGTCAAGAATCATATTTTCAAATTTAAAAATAAATCCATTATAAAAATTATTTCCAGTAACAGGCATTTGAAAACCACTTGAACTTCCTTGAAAAGTCCATGTTCCAAAACCACCATTAAAAGTGCCTAATGTCGAACTTGTAATAGTTAATTGACTACTTCCAGTAGAAGTATTATGGTTGGTTGATGAATCAATAATAAATTCCATCAATCTATCATCAGCAGACGGTGTTGATGACATTGGACTTACTGAACCTCCTGCAATAACTATACTCATAAAATTTAATCTATATTGTGTTCCGCCTGTTGGCGGCGCAAAGTATTGTGTTCTAAAACCTTTAACAAAATGACAATGTGGATAAACACCACCTGTTAGTTGCATAGGGATAAGAGGGTGGCTGAATTGAAATAAAATATTATTTCTTGCCGTTATATCAGCGAACATATTTGCGCATTTATATCCAATGTAATTATTTGTAAATAAAGGTGTTCCAGTAAATTGAATTACGGTATTATTATTTGTTGAAGCAATACAATTTTCTTTTGCGCAAGATAAACCAGTTTCTATTTCCGCATTTACCGACATATCAAGCAAGTTTGGAAATGCTGAATCTATTTCAATATCACCAACAACAGATATATTCCATACGCAGTTTTGTGTGCTTGTAGCATCAAAAATTGCAGTATCGCCACTTGCAGGCACACCTACTGGATTCCAATTATTAGCATTGCTTGCATCTCCGCTTACACTCCCAACCCATGTGTATGAAGGCATTATCACACCTGCCGACTATTGCTACTATTAATTACAAACGCAGAAGATTCTGCTTCGCTTATAGCCTTGAGCAATTCATCAGCATGTTTTTCAAATGATTTCATTTGTTGAGAAAGCCGTATGTCTGTTCTTCTTTGCTCGGCTTCGGGAAAATACATAGGGATAGTATCAATCATTACTCTTAAACAATCAACACAAACAAGCATTTTGATTGCTGATTCGCATTCTGTGTCTGTGACTGCACTTGAAACACCATAAAGTGTAGTTCTGCGCATACGACTTACTTGCGCACTGCGCATAGTAATATATTCGCTTATTGTTGCGTCATTCAGTCCTCTCGGTCTGTTGAGCAAATCACGAATTTGACTTACTGTTGGATTTGTTATTGCCACTCTTTTTCACCTTTGCACTGCTTTTCTTCTTTGGTGTAGCCTTTTTAGCCTTTGGCTTTTCAACTTTTGGTTCTGAATAAACTTCGGTTTTAGGAACATCAATAAGTGTGTGAACTTTAGGATTATATTCTGCACGACCTAATGGGAACATTGCGCCAGTTTTCATAATTTTACGGGCAAATTCACTTGCAGGCACAAATACTACTGTTCCAAAAGGAATATCAACAGGTAATTTTTGAGAAGCATAAAATCGTGACTTAATTCTTCTAAATAAAAAACCTCTTGAAGTTTCCCATGTATTTAATCGGTGCATCATTGCATCGAAAGAATCTTCTTCGGGAAGTGGTAAGCCCTTTTCTTTTAAAGCCTTAGCGACTGCGGCTTTATTCTTCATTCTTAGATTCCTCCTTTACAACTGCCTCAATGTCTTTATCTTTCGATACAGACTTTTTAGGTTTAGAAGATTTTTTCTTTGGTTTGGCATTAAAGCCTTCGCAAAGAGTTTGAACCTTTCTTCTGCTTGTTTCAGCAGAAACTAATTCGGCTTCTTCTTCTGTCAAAGCACGACCTAACCAACGAGAGGCGTATGCGCACAAAAACTCGCTTCTGTTAGACAACTAAATCACCGCCTAACCTCAAGCGGTAATGTTTGTAATCTTACAGATTCTATCGTTCTTTCCACTGCCTGCCGCTTGGGTATCTTGGTGTTCGTGAACAACACAAGCCATGTAGCCAGTTAGCATCCAGTCAAAACCAACGCCCGGAATACGAGTCAATTCAGTTTCTTGGAATCCATCACCGTTGTATTGCAAAAACTCGGCGGTTTCTGCGCCCGGAATTAGGACAAGAGCAGTGTCCTCAAGAAGTGCATCACGACTGTAATAGAAGGTAATGTTCATCTTTCTTGACAAGTTATCAGCAAGTGATTCAACGACATTTCCGTAAAGGGTAGTAGCCATCAAAGTCTTTCTTGCAGTGGTTGGCAAGATAATAGCAACTGCTTCGTCACCGGACACACGGCCATTGGTAAAGATTTTATCCATAGCATCAAGAATGTTTGCTTCTGCATCGCCGCTTCCGCTATCCCATTCTGCACCACCGCTTACTGTTACGGTTTGACCTGCACCATCAATAAGAGCAGATATAATTAGGTTGTCTATAACTGATGCCCTGTTTCGGACAATAGCCATTTGTTGTCTATCCATGTTCTCAAAGGTTTCACCACGAAGTAGTGTGGAGTCAAGGAAGATACATCGGCCTTGTCCTTTCTTCAAGTGAACCGAGTAAGATGCAGTTCCAACCTTTGTTGGGTCTGTAACTGCATTGTCAGCAAGAGGATAGGTAAATGTTCCTTCTGCACCGGAATACCATGTAAATTCAAGGTATGGCACTGAACGGACACCAACAACTTGTGTTCCGACTGCGATTGTGGTTGATTGTAATTCAATAAAATCTCTTAGCGTTTGTTCAAGGACTGCATCAGCCTGTCCGAATTGTCCTGTCGCCGCTTCAACTGTTAGTATTTCTTCTAATGTATTGTTCATCTTATTCATCTCCTATATTTTTTTAATCTCAAGCCTTTGCCGCAAATGATGTATCAACTGGAATTAAGTCACCATCAGCCGAGCCGGTTGTGACTCCTGTTCCTACATAAATACCAACTTTCTTTGCACCGCCGCCTGCCTCATGGCCGCCTTTGTCGTCTGAATCTGTTACAAGCCCACCTGCGGTTGCGAAAACTGCAAGTCCAGTAGTGTATTCTTGAGAAGCCTTTGAAGCAATCATCAAGACTCCGTTCATTGTGTAGTAAGATACACTGCCGCCTGCTACCAAGCCGTTTATATCTCTCTCTTGCTCGTCTGCGGTAACTGCCAAGACTACATCATCTTCTGTGCAGACTTCCCAAGTTCCTGTGCCGTCTAAGTGTAGGCATAGCCCTGCTTTATCAGCAGAAGTTACACCGCTTTTCATTGTTCCTGTTCGTGGGTTATTCAATACTACCATTTTTAATCACCTTAAATCATGTTTTGTTCTTTTAATTCTTCAAAAGTTTTAGCACCCATACGGTCTTTTTCTGCGGCAGACAAGGTTTGATTCCAAGCCTTAGCCCATGCGTTGTATGCCTTTGCATAAATACCGACAGGAGTTTCAAGTTTCTTTCTGTTAAGATAGTTTGCAACAACTTCTGTTGATGCAGGGGTTGCAGGTGTTTCGGATGCCTCAACACTGCTTGCAACAGGTGTCATTTCAACAACTTCTTCTGTTGCAGTCTTTGCCTCAAAGGAAGCAATGATTGACTCAAGAGTTTCAGAAGGAAGTGCATCAATACCTGCAATTCCCATATCACTTGCTTTCTTAACAAGTGCAAGGCGTGCTTCTTCGGCTTTTGCTTCTTCTGCGGCCTTGATTGAGTTTAGTTCTTTTTCTTTTTCTGCAAGTGAAGCCTTTAGAGCCTCAATTTCTGCGGAATAGTCAATAGTGGATTCTTCTGCGATAGGAGTTTCAATAACTTCTTCGCTGATTTCTTCGGATGCTACAATTTCTTCTGACATTGGGTTTCTCTCCGTTGCGATGGTTGGAACAGAATCTATATGATTATTAAAGGATTCTGCGGATTCTGCTAATTTTACTCTTTCAACGCTTTCAATTTTTGCGCCGTTGTATGCAGGTCTATGCACAATTGCAAGATGGTCGAATTGGAAATCGCTTTCAAATGTCATAATCATTTTGCCATCTTCTGCTTCTGCCATTTTATCGGGAATGCCACTACCACCAATAGATACTCCATAGCCTTGTCTTAGCCAAAGACCGGATTCAAGAGCCTCAAACAACTCTTTTCTGTGAACTTCTGCTTTGAATCTAACTTCCCAATCGCCATTGAATTTATCAACAACGGATGCTTCTGTGACAAATCCAACTACTGCTTCATCAACACCGCCATTCATATTTCTCTTAAAGCGACCATTTTCAGAAGTAGGATGATTTAAGGTTAAGTCTGCACCTATCATTTGTGATACTGCAAGGTCTGCGCCTGCTCTTGTTATTTCCCAACCATTTCTGTTAATGCCATCATGGAATGCAACACCCGATATTGCAACAATATATTCACCTGTTGTTGCTTGCAAAACCATATCATCAACATTTATGTCAATATCTATTTGGAATGTAGCCTTTACACATTTTCCATTTTGCATTTTATAACCTGTTCTGCAAGAAGAACGACCATAACTGCCGCCGCTTCCGCCGCCACTACCATAACCTTCGACTTCTTGTTCTTTCTTAGGAATATCCTTTCCTTCATTTTTTTGCATATATTCATTATGAGTTTTGCATGGCATAAAGACTGTTTGACCATCTTCTTCATGTGAGTGAATTTCATCGCATCCCATTTCTTTAGCCCTTCTCATGGCTTCTGCTGGATTATCAAATACATCTTTTCTAATCATCTTGGCTTCAACGGAATCACCGCTACAACCGCAACCACAACCGCCCATGACTTCTGTTACACTTTCGTCTGTTTTATTAAACTCGCTACTGGTATAATCTGTTACAGATTTTCCTTTTTCCCACATTTTACAAGACCAGTAACCCGGAGTAGTCTTATCTTTCTTCTCATCACAACTATGCCTATCACGGAATGCTTTGCGTCGTTTTGGGTCGTCACGCTTAATTTCCATGTTAGGGTCGCCAAATCTAACAATAACTACTTTACCTGCGGGATTTTGAACATATACTGCAAACTTTTTCTTTTCTTTTGGAGTTCTGAACGGTTTGTTAAGTGTAACTTTGCGCCCTTGATATTCTGCGCCTTCAAACTCAACCCCATCCCAGTCCTCATAATCTTCATCTGCTTTTTTTGCTCTTGGATGAGATTTAGGAAGTAAATCATTATCTTGTTTGTAATTTGGGTTACTTGGTCGGCCATTGCGCAAAAGATACAAAAATGCTTTGACTCTTGCTATTCCCCAACCAGTTCTGCTCATGTTAGGTGCGTGTGAACGAGAAAATGCACCTGCACCCCTTCTAAACACTGACTTTAGCCTTCCCATGCTTGCTTTTGACCCTTTGCCTTTTTTTGCAACCTTTTTGTTATGTTCTGTCATCAATTTGCGAATGCGTGCTTCTGTTGATTTGCTCATGCTAATTGATTTGTTAGGTTTTTTAGCAGAACCCGGTTTATTTTTCTTTGAACCCTTTCTGCGCTCACTTGGTTTAGCAGGTGTCTTTCGTGGGTCATTTTTTCCCGGCCTTCCATATTGTAAAGCCTCAACAGTATCGGCTTTTTTACCTTCAAAGTATGAATTGCATACTGCGGCTCTTTGTGCTGGATTTTCAAATTCATTTCTCATTTTATCATCACCCATGCACCTATCCATAAAATCATTACGATTTTCATTTGGTTGAGGGTCGGGCATTTAATCATGCCCCTTTCTTTGATTTTGGCTTACTGCATATTGCATGTTGGTGTGCTTGTTCAAGTGTTTGTATTTTTTGTTCATGCTCTTGAGCAAGTTTTTCTAACTCCATTTTATGCTTTTCCATTTCTGATGCTAATTCTCTTTTGTGTTTTAGTTCAGTAGGAATATTATCAACTTCTTGAGTTTGTTCTGATTCCCACATACGCAAAACAGTTTGTAGTGCAGGTGCGGCAGTTCCACCAATAATTGCAATCAAAGCAATAAAACCATCAAGATTCATCAAAACTACATCGGGTTTCCATATACCCATACCAACTACTGCGCCGCAAGCAAGAAGCCAAAGATAAATAGCAGGTATTACTGTGCGCTTTATCATGCGGTCATTGAATGATGTTGCTTTACCGCTACCCATGTGTAAAACGAGTAATGTTGTGTTTTTTAATGATATTGTTAAATCATTACAGAAGAACCAGTTATAACAATACTAATTACTCCAATGCCTGCCATTATGACTTTTTTCAATAAATCAAAGCCTTGTTGTAAAACTTCATTTTGTATGCGCAGTTCACCTTCAAGTCCGGCAAGTCTTTGGTCTGTTTTAGTTTGCGCCTTTACTATCTGCGCAGAAAGGGCTTTCAAGTCTTTTACATCTTCTTCAAGACTTTCAACTCTAAATTCTAAAACATCATCCGACACTACATTTCACCTTCTCTTGGCATGTCCTCATCTTCATCTCTTTCCTCAACAGGTTCTTCTTCGGGCGTTTCAGTGCTTACTGGTGCGTCTTTGCGCACATCGCCACCTTCTTCAATAGGTAATGCTACAATCTCAAGGGCTTGATTCAATGACAAAACTCCGTTAGAGTAACCTAAAGATGCCCTGCGCATTTTGTCAAGTCGTGTTTCTTCATCAACAGGCTCAAAGATTAAGTCCGGCAAGTCTGACTTTACATGATTTATCTTTAACAAATTCAAGTGCGCAGAAAATAACTCCATTACTGATTGTTTTAGAATGCTTTGTATGCGTCTTATTGCATTGCTCGCCCAAAGGTTTGCAGTATATGATGCCGCAAAAGTGCTACCCTTCTCTTGACCTGCGGCAGTTCGTGGCACTTGTAATACTGCGGCAATGTCTGCATTTACATTATCAAGGAATGCGCCACTGTCGGGCAACGCAGTTCTTTGGTCTATGTGTTGTATTTTTACATAGTCGGGAAAAATAGGCACTTGGTCGCCTCTCAAGGACTCCATTGTGCTAATTACTTGATTCATTATGAAAAGCAAACGCTCTCTTTGCTCATCGGGATTTTGTATGTGCTTGACCGCTTCCATATCAATTGTAATATATTGCTTTGTCATTGCATCTTCAAGTGCAATTCTGTTATTCATACTGTTATACTTTGCTCTGATAGCCTGTTTCAAAGCAGTAAATCGAGAAGAACCCCAAAGACCATAGGTTACACGGTTTTCATTGTCGGTGAACCAATTGCTTCTATAATCCATGCGCACATGAAGAATTTCATCTGCGGGAAACTCTTGCATGGTTGTTTCGCCTTCACGCAAAAAATATCTTTGTGCCGCTATAACAGGTGTATTTTCATCTGCGGTTGCAGTTCTATTTCTGTCATCAAGTATTGTTATTTGCGCAACAGGCAAGTTTTGCACATCAGTTATACCTTCACGGCTTGTTCCAACCAATTTATTTACATCATTTCCATAAACCATAAGGTTGCGCATAGAATTGATTAGTATGTCGTCAAAGTCAATATTATTAATCAAGCCTTGCAGGGCGTTGCGTATGCGAGCATTTTTTGCAGAACGCCAATTTATTGTATAATTATTAGCAGTTAAAGATACTGCACGCACTGCGCCGTTCAATTCGGGGTCAAGTTTTAGCATTTCATCAAATAAGTAAAAATCATTGTTAAAATTTGAGTCATCACGCAGTTTGTTTGTTTCATTTACTATGTCGCTCAAACCTGCAATCATTTGAAATGGTGAACGGTGTCCGACATTGTATCGCATTTCATCATTTGTGAATGTAACTGCTTTTGGTTCATCGGTTTTTTTCTTTTTTCCGATTTCACCAAAGAAAGGAATCCGAGCCATGTTGTGTGTTATGAAGGTTTGCTTTATCAAGGTATGCCCGAAAAAGAATAAAAAGTCAGACAAAGACTGTGTGATTTATGGATATTCCGGCGGCTGTAACAAAAGGCGGCGTTGTTTTAGTAGTTATTGAAATAATTTGGTGGATTTTAGTCGCATTATTTATTCTTTCAAGGCGAAAGAAAAAATTGAGAAAAAATAAATGGGCTTGAGTATTACGATTTCTGTTTATTCTTTTTTTTATTCTTTAGGTATGTAAAAATTATTCTTACAGAATAATGCGCCTTTTATTCTAAATATCTAAGAACAAATAAAATAATAACAACAACAGGCTTTCAGTAACACGGTTTATTTTTTCTTAATTTTTTCTATAAGTAAAAAAGAATTAATTATACCAAGCATTTAAGTGTTAATATACACAAGCACAAACCATGAGCAATGATGACTACATAGATACAGTCCGAGCAGAAATTTCTCACTATGATGGTAATATGGCTAAATTTGCAAGACACATGGCTACTGTTATGTCTGAAATAGATGCAGAAGCACACCGTTGGCGTTTGCGTATGCTAAAGCAACATGAACCCGATATATTTCCAACAATTGAAATTATTGACTATAATGCACAAATACCTTTAGAGTTTGATGGTAACATGAATCAGTTAGCAATGATTATGGCAAAACGATTTCCCGAAATATCAAAGGTTGGTTGGGAAAATAGAGTTAGGCGTGCGTATGAGCGTGAAGCAGTTAAACAAACAGAAACACCACATTTTATTGTTGAGCATCTAAAAAAGTCTGCATCAACAGGTGAAAGTCTTTGGGGTGCTATTGAAGAACGGTCAAAAGCCGCTATTCTTGCTAACGAAGATGCTCGTTGGGCGGTTTTCCACATGAAAAACCCTGCTCGCTATATTGGTATTGCATTTCAAAGTGACCAACACATAGGTAATCCCTTTTGTGACCATGAAAGGTTACGCCGTGACACAGAACAAATAGAAGCACACCCCGATTGCTATGTTATACATGCAGGTGACTATATTGATAACTTTATGATTGACAAGCCCCGACCTGCAATGAAAGCACCAATTCCGCCTTCTATCCAGTGGCAGTTATGTGAACATTACATTAACATGACTCCTACTTCACTTATGGCTATTGTTGCGGGGAATCATGACCTTTGGACTGCGGGCGCAACAGATTATGACCCACTAAAGCGTCTTGCTCAAGACAGGGGAGTTTTGTATCATCCGTATGAGTTAAACCTCAAAGTTATTCATGGTAATATTCCTTATCATTTGTCAATTAGACATAAGCGAAGGGGTAACTCAAATCTTGACCCAAGCCGTGTAATTAAGAAAATGTGGGATGATGGAGAGTGTGATTTTGATATTGGGGTAATAGGCCATCATCATACACCATCTGTTGTTCCATTTACTCGTCATGCGGTTGAGCGTTGGTCTATTAGACCCGGCGCATATAAAACTATTGACAGTTTTGGTGAAATGTGTGGATTCCCAAGAGAACGCCCAACATCACCTATGGTTATTCTTGATTCAGAAACAAGAGATATACAGGCATTTACAGACTTACGACATGGACTAAGACTACTTAACTCGTTAAATGGAAGGAATGCAGATGCCTATATGGATTAGCCCCGATAGACAATTGCGTATCGCTGACATGGGCGAAGATTATATTGCTATTAATTTATTTTCAGAAGAAATGGTTGTAGGTATAATGCTTGACAGAAATGAAGTCGAGTCATTAGCCTATGCTTTAGCCGAGTATTGCGGCTTCCCGATTTTTCATAGGAGTGGTGACGATGGTTCGTTTAATGACAACCTTTCATCTTGAGCGTAGTCGTTATGATATACGCCATTTTTATGAATGGTTAGGTTACAAATGGGGCAACCATATTCAAGAATGGCTTGACTTGTATGGAAACAATGAAGGAAAACAAGTTCACCGTGTTTGTATTATTGCGCCTCGTGACCACTCTAAGTCCACAACGCTTCGTGTAAAGTTATTACACATGCTACTTTTTGAAAAGTGGCGAGGCAAACCTTTCACTATTTGGTTATTTTCTGCAAATAAAGACCTTGCAATGAATCGTTTAGAAGAAATACGCCAAGATTTAAAAAGACACCCCGAATTATCTAAAAAGGTTGATTTGACAAAAGGCAACAGATTTGAATTGCGTTTGACAAATGGGGCATGGATTAAGGCTACATCGGTTGGTTCGGGTATTCGTGGTGAACACCCCGCCGCAATTGCTCTTGATGATATTATTGACGACCAAAATGATATGTCCTATGAAGTATATCAGCAATGGTTTAGAAAAAAACTTACACCTATGCTATCACCTAAGACCAGTTTGTTTTGTGTTGGCACACCTATGAGTATGAATGACCTTTACCATACTGAAATGTTAGGTAATGACGCATGGGAAACATGGCAGAAAGGTGCAATTGTTAATTATGATGAATGGCGCAATGACCCCGACAATGTAAAACCTGTTTGTCTTTGGGCTGATGAACGCCCTCTTGAGTTTTTACTTGAACAAAGAGAGGCTATTGGTGAGTTAGCATTTGCGCAAGAGTATCTTTGTATGGTTGTTGATGATGATAGCGCAGTATTTCCACAAACACTTACTCGCAAAAATCTTGACATGGATAGAATATTGCAAAAACAAAAACTACATGACGGCGATTACATTGTTGGATTTGACCCTTCACATGGTATCGGACAAGACTATACTGTTGCAATTGTGCTTAGGCAAGACAAAGACGGCAATGTTCATATTGTAAATATGTGGCGACGCAATGATTTCCCGCCTGCTAAACAAATTAAAGTAATTAAAGACTTTGATGACGCATACAAGCACCCAGTATTTGCATTTGAAAGCGCAGGTTTCCAATCTTTGTATCAATCACTAATCAACCAAAAGGGTCTTACTCTAAATTTGCAAATGAGCAAGGTATCTAACAAAACTTTGAAGCAAGGATTGTTAAATCGTCTTAGAGTGTGGTTTGAACAAGAAAAAGTCATTATACCATACGGCAACGATGAAACAAGGCGTGTTATGAGCATACTACTTGACGAGTTAGAGTCGCATGTATGGAAAAACGGCGACATAACAGACAAAGGCAAGCATAATGACACTGTAATGGCACTTGCACATGCCATAGACCAAGTAAAATCGGCTCAAAACACTGGTTTAGCAGTCGTTGGAGGGTCATTAGATGCGTCAAAGTGGTCTGCGGGTAAAAAATCTAAAAGAATTACAAGAAATAAACGGTTTGTGCCGTTTTTTTAGGTTTATAAGCCCAATTTGAAAAAAATACGGATAATTTTTTGCGGTGGTTGGCGTGTGTGCCGCCGCCAGTATGCGCAGTTTTTGGCGCATTATTGCGCACTATTTTTTGACCGTTTGATTTTTCAAAACCGTTGCACTGCAAGCCTGTTTTGGTCTGCGCCGAATGATTTCTGAATGCGCATTTAATAACAATTAACGATTTACTATTAATTTGAGCATAATGGCACTAAAAAATCGGCCATATTTTTTTTCTGAATGTGGCACTGCGAGCCTATCCCCCCACTATTCTGCGCAAAATAAAAAATTTAGGGCAACCTTAACCGATTAACATAGAATCATTTTGTGACGGAAATTTGTTGATATTTGTTATGGTTGGAGTTTTTGCGCCGATTGTCTAAACGCTTGACTGCGAGCCTACCGACCCCATAACCGTTATACTGCAAGCCATTTTTCAAATTATCAGACATTGAGCAACAGGTTTCCAGTGACCTCAAACCGATAGACTGCGAGCCTACCGTTCTTGATTGTGAACATATTATTTCAAATATCAATGCCCTATTTACCGGAATACGGTTTCAAACTGCGCATTTATGGAAATTGAGCAAAATGAGCAAAATGAACCAATTCTCACTTTTTCAGTGCAACGGTTTTGATTTTGTCTGATGGATTTTTGCGCCGAAAAACAGGCTCGCAGTGTTCATATCTCGCCTTGTTGCATCATTGATTTGCGCCGTTCTGAAAATTTCCGAGCAAAACCGATGGACTGCGTTTTCTGTTTGAGTTTCCGGTTTCCGGTAAATGGGTTGAAAAAAAGCCCTCTGAACGATGGACTGCGAAGCCGCCGAGCCTTTTGCTCAAAACCCTATTCGATGCACTGCGCCGTATTCGATGGACTGCGTGACCGATGACCCCTACCGGCTTGACATTTACCGGACATAAACGATATACTGCGAGCCTGCCCTCATTTTGGCTCATCGCCGCTACTTAACCAATGGTTGCAGTGTAGAGCAGTGACCCTTTTACGGATTCTAAACGATGGACTGAAAGCCTGCGCCGTAAATTTCCGGTTTTCGGACTTTGGCAAATGGTCTTGAAATCGGATGAAAAGACCTAAACGATAGACTGCGCCGCTATTTTGCCATCGGTGCAGAAACTACACCTTTGCAGTGCGCCGTTTAGGATTTTCAGAAATCACAAAAATGGCTAAACGATAGACTGCGAGCCGATTAATAATTCTGCGCCTTTGACTCTAAATGATGGACTGAAAGCCTGTTTTGGCCGTTTTTCTGTCCGGCCTTGAGTCCGGCCATTTTCAGAATCTATAAGAGAAAAACGCTATACTGAAAGCCTGTTCAAAATCTGCGCCTTAGTCTAAACGATAGACTGCAAGGCTGTTTGACAAAACCGTTATACTGAAAGCCTGCGCAATTTCTGAATGATAGACTGCGCCGCTATTAATTTTCGGTCTGCGCCGACTTTGAGCCGACACCTTTTGAAATCGTTGCACTGCATCAAAAACGATGGACTGCGAGCCTGTTTTGAAAATGCGCCGAGCAAAAATCAAAACCGTGGTGCGTCAAGATATAATATATCAATCAAACCCCTTCTTGCATCGAGGCACACTGCGAGCCTATTGGCTTTCAGTGCAACGGTTTTTCGGTCTGATGTTGGGGGTTTATATCCTGAACCTATGTTTAATCAATCGGTGAGCAAAATGCTAACACAAACAAACATAACAAAAATGTTGTTCGTTGTCGCAGTGTGCCTTTTAGCACCTGCCTCAATGGATTTGGAAACCATAAGCAAGGAGTCTGACGCTGACTCAATGACCGAACAAATGACACACTGCGAGCAAGATAAGAGGCTCATGCCTCAATCAATGAACCATGTTTCACGACATGCGTTTAAGCGTGCAGTCCACCGTTTAGAATTAGCCTCAAGGCGTAAAAACCTCAAAGGTGCAATTCTAAGAACCCTATTATTCAAGGGTAAAAAGGACACTGCGCCGCTATATCTTGATGATGAATTGAGCATTTGCCCGATTTGTCAAGAGTCTGAATGCAACACTGCGCCACATTTCAGTAATGGATTATGCGCCGATTGCAACATTGATGAGGGACTTCTTCAAATGTCTGGAAAACCCAACAATGAAACCGTTGAAGTGGCACGCAGTATAGCGTTTACACTTGCGATTGTGGGATTATCCGCCTTGATTGCATGGATTTTCATGCCTAAATTGTTGAACAGTGGCCTATTTGGAATGAGTTTGATGGCTAAGAGGCAACCAACCCCAACAGGCTTGCAAGCCTACAAAGACGCAGGTTTTACGGTGCGAAAATACTCCAAACCTGCACCAAAAACCTGCAAATCATGCCATATTGAGATATACAAAGGCGAATATATGGTTATGTTGCCTCTTTATGGCAAACAGAATAAGCCGGTTTGTCAATCCTGCGCCGAGTCTGAAATTATGAAAACTGAATACATAGGTTCAGAGCCGATACCAACGCCACCAAAAACGCAACCTGTCGAGCCTGTTTCACCTGTTGCAACAATGACAAAGAAAATCTCGATTGACCTTGAGCCGACTGCGCCAAAAGTGCAAGAAAAAGACGCACTGAAAGCGATTAGAGATATTGTCGGCGGCGGCGTTGATGAGGATTTAGTGCGCCAAATTGCTACAAAGGTTTCACTTGAACAGTGGAATTTGAACAGTGAGGCACTCGCTCAAGTTATCGGTGAACAAATGTCTGCACACTCTGCGCAATTTGAAGCCATCAAGAAGGGCATAGATGAGAAACTAAATTCAATCGGAAAACCTACAATTCTTCATGTCAAATCCGGTTCAAAACCGGCCTTGAAAATCAAGGGTATTGTTCATGAGAAAATGTCTGAATTGATGTGGCGAATAGTGCGCAGTGGTGCAATGAATAATCTATACCTACATGGCGATGCCGGAACGGGTAAAACTCGCATTTGTGAGCAATTATTCAATGCTCTAATCGGCGCAGGCTATTGGAAATCACATGGATTGAAGAAGCCAAGCGAAGCGAAAAATATGTTCATATTATCATGCAACAAAGATTTGCAGAGTCAAGAATTGATTGGTCGTGAATCGCCTCGCTTCTTTGATGATGGTTCGGGCAGACCGGCAGGCGAATGGGATTACATCAAAGGCGCAATTGCACCGGTGTTTGAGAACGGTGGCCTCATTGTTCTTGATGAAATTGACAGACTACACCCTTCAACATTGAGCGCATTGAATGCAGTCCTTGCAAACGGATTTTTCTATACTCCGAAAGGCGAAAAAATTCTGCGCCATTCTTCAACCGTATTTGTCGGCACTGCAAATACAATGGGTCAAGGTTCAGACCCCAAGTATAACGCCGCCAATACTCAAGACTCTGCAACGCTTGACAGGTTCGCCGGTCAATTTGTGAAGATTGATTATTCAAAGGCCATTGAAAACGCCGTCGCCGGTTCTGTTGCCTTTGCTGATAAATTCAGAGAAGTGCGCAGACTTGCAAATGAGCATGAAATTTCAAGGGTTGTAATTTCATACCGTGCCATTGCATCAGCCGCCGAGCATGTCGCCGCCGGTGCAAGTGAGGATTGGGCTTTGCGCAATTTGTGCGTTCAATGGGGCGAAGAAAACGCAATGAAAATGGGTTACGGCGAAGAAATTGAACTTGACTTCACTGATGAAAATATGTGGGGTGCAGTCTGAATAAAACTGCGCATTGAGGTATTGAATGACGGACTCTTTGAATCTCGACAATATCAGCGCAGTATTACAAACGGAGGTGAGAAAAAATGCCGAAAAAACAAATTGAAATTGAAGTAAATGGAAACAGTGAAACATTGCGAGTATATGAGCATAAAACCACTGACTGTAACCCAATTGCAGGTTATTGGACTCGCTCAATTGAGGGCTTTGCTAAAATGACCTATTGTGATTCAGTATTGACCCAAATTAAACACTTATCCAACCAACCAAACGCAACACACAAACCATACTCAATGAATTGGGCAGGCGTTCCTAAAGAGGTTCAGAAGAAGGTTAAGACAAATGCGGATTTATACAACCAATTTTTAAGCCACCCCTCAAGACCTGCCGAGAAGGTCAAGAGCGCAGTGCAAAACGCATTACCGAAAGCCATTAGAGAAATTCTTGTTGAAGATTACGAATGGAATCAAATTCAAGGAGATTTGAACCTCGATAGAATCTTCGCAGGCCGCCGAAAATTTATGCGCAGACTCAAAGAAGAACCCACAAACAGTCCAATAATAGGCATTGGAGTTCAAATAAATGCGCTTGCTGATATTCAATCAGACATATTGAGCATTCGTTCAATTGTTGCCGGTATCGCCGTTGAAGTGCTTGAAAAATTGGGTTACTGCGTTGAATTGTATGGTTACACTAAGTCGGCTAACTGTTATTCAAGCGGCGAAAGGGCGACTTGTTCAGTGGTTCGCATCAAGAAGGCCGGTCAAAATATGAGTCAATCAACAATACTTAACGCTACATCATCATGGGCTTTCCGTAATGCGATTTTCGCAATGAATGATTATCAAAATGACGGCGCATCAAGGAACGGTCAAGGTTCTTCAAGGACTGCAAATGATAGAGATGTCGCAATAATTCAAGCAATGTTGCCCGCAGTCAATGATTTTGCAATCCTAAGGGCAGTGCCACGAAGCAACAATTTTGACCGTGAATTGCAAAACGCAATCAAAGCATTGATGGACTGTTTGAAGCCATACCTTTGAGGGCTAAACGATAGACTGAAAGACAATTCGGAAGAAAAAAGGAGGGCAGAAATAAGAAAAAAACGGCTTGAGTTTAGATGTGCGCACCGTGTCTAAACAGCCCACTGAAAGGCCAAACGGTGCGATTTTTTTTATTTTTTTGAATCGGCGCAATCTGCGCAGTTTTTGATTTTTGCAAATCAGCAAAAATTCTGATTGATTCGGATTCAGCGCAAGCCATGCAGACAAAGCCGAAAGGTTCAGCGCAGTGCGTCGTTCCAAACAATGTTCTACGCAAAAGTTTCCTTTTTGCCTGCCTATATGCGCAAAGAAACTCTAAGATTTATTTTGCCTCCCGCCGAGCCTGCGCCTACGCACACACATACACACATGAGGCACACGCACACACACAGCACGCATTAAATTAATTACTCGCATAATGGGGGTTCGGTGGTGCATTTTGGGTATGGGGTTTATATCCCTTGAATGGTTGGGGTGTAGCATGGAGGAAGCACAAAATCCGAATATTGAGCCTGCTGATGTAGTGCCGGTTTTCACTGCGAAAACGATGCACTGCGAAACAAATGAAATTGGTTTTATGGTGGCAATTATGCCCGTTGAAATCAATACCGCCGAGTCGTTTCAAGACTGGTTGATAAGTCAAACCGTTGAGGTCGGCCTTTTGCCGATGGTCTTTGAAGTCAAAATCGGTGAAGAAGTAATCATTGCAGGGGGCGCACAGGAATGAGCGCAACAATCAAAACTGTTCGCCGTGAAGCCATCTTGCATGTGTGCCGCACAGGTGAAAAAGAGCAATTTTACACCCTTTACCTTGAGGTAAAGTCTATCAAATCCAATGGCGCAAAGTCGCACTACTGCCACTTTATTCAGAACCTTGCGCACAAGGAAGAAGATGCCGTTCAAAAAGCGGTCACTTTTGCTCAAGAAAAATTAACCCGTTTAGACGGCGCAACCTTAGAGGTTCACCCCGAACCACGCCCAGTCTATACCAAGTTTGAAATCTTCGGCATTGAAATGAAGATGAGCAAAAAGCGCACAACATGGTATGGAAATTGCAATGAAACATTTTGGGAACAATGGCGCACACGCAAAGCGGAGATAAAGGCATCCGGTTATTGGGTCAAGCGTTTAGAAGGCACATGGCTTCTTTTCAAGAAGGTTGAGGAAGATGAAATTTCATGGGAGGCGATTTGAAATGAATATCATACTCGGCCTATTCATCATCGGCGCAGTCCTATGGGCGTATGCGTCATTTATGGAATTTGCATTCAAAAAGGCAGTCGGGGCGGCGGGTTGCTCACCCTCCGAAAATAATCCCGCACCCCCTGCCACTACTGTTCAAACTTCAATCTTGGATTATGTGCAACCTATCGCCCCTGCGCTATCTGTGCAAGGCGAAGCCTTTGATACCCATGTGTGCGCAAATAAGCCGGTTTGCACTGGTGATTGCCGAATGGCGCACATGCAATGGTCTAAGCAAAGAGCGTTGGACTTACTGCCCGATGTTCACACGGCAAGAGCGTCTTTCATGTCAGACTTAGGCAAGAGCGCAGAAACGCAAGGCTTGCTTAGGTTGTTCGGTGAAATGCTATTGTTTGCGCCGTTCAATGAATATCAATTCCGTTCCTTCATAGAAGGATTTGGCGAGGGTGTATGCGATTGCAAGCAACCCGAAACCACCATTTCAGACCATGACCTTTATGAGCAGGTTATGGTAGCATTGAACAACGGAGGCGAAGAAGAATGAACCAAAAAGATAGAAAACAAATTGCGCAAAAATTAGGCAGACTGCAAGAGATGCTTTCAGAAATTGAAGAATTGAGAGATTGGGTCGGTCATTATGCGGCGCATGAATCAGAAAAATTTGACAACATCTGCGAGCGTGGGCTTGAATCCTCTCCTATGGGAGAGGCGTTAGAGGAATCTGCGCAGGCACTTGAAGAAGCAGAAAGCGAGTTAGATGAGGCGCATACTGCTTTAGAGAGCGCAATAACCACTTTAGAGGCGGCGATTGAATGACTGCGTGGACTTGTCCTTGTGGCGCACCCGCAGATTTGAAAGGTGCTGAAATCGGTGGCGTTCCTGTGTGCGCATCATGCGAGGCAGAAGAACGATACGAAACAACCGTTGCTATGGCAACGGCGCACGCAGAATTGTTGAAACCTAAACTCACAATTGAGTTAGTGCCGAGTGGAACATGGGGTTCAAACCTGCGCAGTATGCTGACAAAATCCCAGTGGGATAAACTGCGCAAGCACTGCTATGCAAAAGCGGGTAATGTATGCGAGATTTGTGGAGATTCCGGTTTGAATCAAGGGCGCAAACATGCAGTAGAGGCGCATGAGGTTTGGACTTATGATGATGTGAACTGTGTTCAAACTCTTGAGCGCATAATCGTTTTGTGTCCGAGATGCCACCAAGTCAAGCACATGGGGCGCACGCTCAAGTATGGCGGCGGCTATAAGGCGAGGGCGCACATGGCGAAAGTGAACCGTATGACCGAACAAGGTCAAAGAGCCTATGAAGAATTGGCGTTCCTTGTTCATGCGCTACGGTCACGCTTCCGTTGGACTGTAAATATTGACGCACTTGCACAGTATGCGGGTGAAGGGTTGCCCTTGACCGCCGAGCAAGTCAAGACGGCCATAAAGAAGGTCAAAAGCGGAGGAAATGCCTAAAGGGTTATAACCCCGAACCATTTGAGGTTAAACAAGGAGGAAGCAAAAAATGTTGAACATACCCCAAGATTATGAGCCATACAAACTGAACTGCGTAGCAGGTGATGCCGTCGTTGGTATCTTGTGCCGCAGACCGGATGGAGGCGTGTCAGACTGGCACGCAACAATGAACAAAAAAGCCGTGAACGGTATCTGCCCGATTTCCGGCGCAGAAATGAAAGAGGTCAGCAAAGGCGTATATGTGCGCAAGACTGGCGACATTACCGTAGTGATGACAAACGCCGCCGCAACCGCCGCACACTTAGGCGGAAGTGCAAAGCGTAGTGCAGTCAAGCGTGAAGATTTTCATATCAAGTTTTGTCGTGGGTGCAACAAGCGCACAGGCTTCGATGGCGGAGAGTGCAACTTTTGCGCAATGCCCTCCAAAGACGCAGACCTCAAGCCTAAAAAGCGCACATACATGCACAGGAAGCCAAAGGCTACCGAGCGCAAAGTTATGTCGGACAGTGACATAGCCCAAGTAGTCAATGACGCAATGAAGGAGGCGGGTCTTTGATGCGCACTGATATGTTCGGAAACCCTACGGGTTGGACTGATGGCGCAGGCGCAGTGGATATGGGCGACGGCACTATCGCCGTAACCACAGACTACGAAACTGTCAGACTGCCGGAAGAATTAGGCGGCGAGTGGTGCGCAGTTTTAGACCAATACATAACACACCTTCCCGATGGGCGCATTGGGGTTTATCATATTCTTGCACACCCAACAATTGACTGCATCAGCCTGCGAAACGGCGATGGTGCGCTATGGGTGCGCAAGCCAAACACAGGAGAGGAAGAATGATGGCACAATTTCCCGCTTATGTTATTGATGTTGGCGCAGGCGAAGATTATACTATATTTTCATTCGGCACAGTGAACAGACCTTCAACAGTCGCAAGAATGGAAGCGGTTGAATACGCAAAGAAGTATTTGCACCCTAAGCAAATCAGCCACGCAATGTATGTTGTCAATACGCAAGAAGAATTTGACGCAATCATTCAAAGGAGGTTGCGCAGATGACTGAAAGATGCGGAGAACCAAACTGCGATGTGCGAGATTATCATTCAAAGATGTTCGGTGTTTGTGTGGAATGTTATCGCACAATGAACCGAGCGTATCAATTGCGCAGACAGGTGGCGAGCAGACGATTGGGTGAAAAGACATGGGAGGCGAACAGATAATGTATGGAACACAATACAGACAGTGCGTTATATGCACAAAAAACAAACACTGCCCTATCAAAATATGGAATATCTTAGGGTATAATGTGTGCATAGATTGCGCATGCGCATCAATTCAACATTATATCAACGACATAGGCTATGAAGGCACATGGCAGGTGGTCGCATGAGTATTGACGAGTTGAAAGACAGGATTGAAGTTTTGCGCAATGCAGACGAAAGACTCGCAATGCCTGCGGACATGGCGTTTTCGCATCACGCACTCATGGAGTTGCAAGAAAATCTTGCGCAAGTGCAAGAGCAAGTGCAAGAGGCGATTCAAGAAATCGAAGACCGAATGGCACAGTTGGGGGTGGAGATTTGAGCAACGCATTCACAGCAGACAGAGAGCGAGAATGGTGCGCACAAGGCGAAGGGCGCAGGTTCATAGGCACACTCAAGGCATGCGTGGCGTGGATTAACAAGAACCGCAGAAAAGACGAGAGAATTACTATGAAACGGGGGCAGGGTTTATATCCCCGAACCAGTAGCATTGAATCAAGGAGGCAATGAAATGACCGAATTATGGATAAAAATTGAAGCAAATAGCAGACCGACCATCATCGCAGAAGGTGGCGAAGAAAACCTTACCCTCAAGGATATGCAGGGCGCAGTCGGTGGACTGATTGAGTATTGCACTTTTGGGCGCAATGTCAAACTTCCAGTGCCGAACATAAACGGCGGCGGATTCATAGACGGCGGCGGATTAGTCATGGCGGAAATTATTGATGTGATTGCGCACGAAGAAGGGCGCATTTACGGCGAAGAACCAAACTTAATTGGCACATACGCCGCTTTCGGAGTGCCTGCTAAAGATGCGCCTTATCCGATTGTCGGAAATGTTCTTGTTCATGTGCGCATACCCGAAGAACCTCAACCGACAACCATTGAAGAAATGCTCTTGTTAGTCATGGGTATTAAGCAAGTATCACACATGGTATTTCCAAGCGGCGCATGTGATGACGCAAACTATGAAATGAAGGAGGAAGAATGATGAGCAACAAAATAATTTTTGAGCATGATGATAGACTTTGGTATAACACCGATATGCGCAGTGAAAACTTTACGCAAATTGTTGTAATACCTGCAACGCACTGCACTGAACAGGACATTGATTTAATCAATGCCTATGTGCGTGAGTATGCGCCTATTAAGCATGATTTGAAATTCATAGGCAATGTTGAAACAATCCACACAACAAAAAACGGCGACAAGCGCATTGACGCAATGCTCTTGATTCACGATGAAGATATTCCAGTATTTGCGCACAAGAGGTTTGGTTGCGATATTCGCATGTCATGGCTTGAAGATGTGTTAGGCAACGACATGGAGAGAGGTATGCAAACTTATGCGTCTGCGTTCTTAGCGGATTATGCGCCTACATGGAAGTATTCAGAAACCGAATGGAATCAATACCCATGCTATGAAGGGGGTTGGCAGTGATGGAATCAATGAAGAAACCAATCAAGACTGCAAGTGACGCAGTAGGCTTTCTCTATCAAACTTATTTTGATGCGCACTTAATTCTGAATCCCGATTTAGGATTTTTGAAGGCGGATAACACAAGTGCATTTTCAAAACTTGATGACTACACTGCGCAACTGGCGCAGGCAAGGTTGATTGAATGCGAGGAAATTTTGACAAAAGCGGAGGTTGATGCATGGGAAATTTGCATGGAGTTTCATATTGTTAAGGCGCACTTAGATTTTGCAAAACACATGAACGGCTCAAGTGATTTGTTCACAGATGAATGGGTTGATGTTCTGCGCACATGGGGCGATGACGGCTACGGAGGCAGAAGCATAAGTATGCTCGCAGAAGAATCCGAAGAAAATAGAGAAGAAAGGCGCAACGCAATTATGTTCAATTTGATTTCAAAGGTTCACGCCAAGCACCCTGCACTCAAAGGCGCACCCACACATCACAGGACTGGAACAAGGGAGGCTTTGCTCATTTGCGAATCAATATTACCGCATGGCTGGATAGGAAGAATTAATGAAGTAATGCGCATTGCTCACGGCAACGACCCAAAATTTCACCATGAAACATTTCAATCATCTCTTGATGAGATACCCGAAAATGTGCGCAAGAACATTGACGACACGCTCTTAGAGTTAGGCGACTACGATGATGACCCGACAAAGGGGATGGAGTGGTGAAGGGTTTATATCCTTGAACATAGAGGCAAGAATACAGGAGAGGTAATGATGGCGGAAATATGCTCAATGTGCTACAAACAGATTGATGAACACAAAGATGGTAACGGCAAGGTCTATTGGACTCAAGGCCACAATGCGCAACCTTTGGTTGCAGATGACACAGGCGACGCAAGTATGCTTGACCATGCTCGATGTTGCGATTCATGCAACGACTTAGTGCTTGAAGTGCGGATTATGCAGGCGTTTGGTTGGCAAAGCGTGCCGCAGAAAGTTATCGGTTGGTTCAAAGACGCAAAGACGGCGAGCGATATGATGATGGCGCACATGCGCCTAACGCAATTGATTCAAACATTGGCTGAACAAACAAAAGAAGGAGTATGAACAAAATGATTACAGGTGAAGAAATAGACAAAATGCAGAACGCAATAAAGAGCGCAACCAATTTATTGAATGCGCAACAGGAAACGATAGTCAAGTATGAGCAGTTATCTAAAGCGCATGACTGGGCTTTGAAGGCATTGAGTAACACATTACACAGTGTATGCGGAACATGCGCAGAAGTGGCACGCATCACAGATGACCCCGAAGTGCAGGCAAAAATGTGGGAGATTGTGCAAGAGGTTGAGAAACTTCAAGCAGAAGCAACAGAAGCAATGAAAATGATTGAGGACATTTGAATGCGCCAAGTATGGGAAGGAGAACCAAAACTGGTTCGGGGTATGCCACGCAAACCACGCAAGCGATGCCCTCATTGTTCCAAGTGTGTGCGCAAGAGGGAAGGCGGGATATATCAGTGTGTCAATGAAGAATGCGATTTTTACAGCGCAGTATGGAATGGAGTGTTTTTAGAATGAATCTATTTATCCTTGACGAATCACCAATTTATGCGGCCATGTCATATTGCGACAAGCATGTTCCAAAATTAATTGTGGAGTGTTTTCAGATGCTTGGTTCTTCTCAACGCAGGCATGGCGCACAAGACGCAGACATGCCCCTCACATCGAAAGGAACGCCGCTTTTGGGCGGTTATCACAATCACCCCGCAACCCGTTGGGTCGGCGCAACAAGAGAAAATTATTATTGGACTTGCTTTCACGCCGCAATGCTTTGCGAAGAATACGAAAAGCGATTCGGAAAAACTCACGCTTGCGCAGAAGGTATTGAGCATCTTTACATGATGGCTGACAGAATCCCCGAAGGGGAATTGACCGAGTTTGCGCAGTGTATGCCCGACGAATACAAGGTTGAAGGTGACGCAGTAAGCGCATATCGGGCGTATTACAAAGGAGAAAAAGCACGCTTTGCGCAATGGCGCAAGGGTCGGACTGCCCCGCATTGGTGGAAAGAAGATTGGATTTATGGAATTGAATATCCAGTTTGATTTGATGCGTTAATTCTTCATGTGAATAACGCAGGTTCATAAGGACAAGCCACTTGTTCTAAATTGATGCAACCGTTTAGATACTGTGCCGAGTGGATTTTAGCACGCCCCCAAGATGTTATTGTCGAGCGATTTATTGGTTGGAGAAGGGCAGGTAAGCGTCGTTTGTTTCAGCCCTTTGCTATCTTGCGCATGGGTGAATACCGGATTGCGGTTGATGGTAAAAGCGCAGTTTGGGATTTAATTGACGCAGTGCAACCTAACATGCCAAAGAGAATTGTCAATCAAGGTATGAAGGGCGAGTTTGTGTATGAACAGACTTTTGCGCAAGACCTACAAGATTTCATCCATGAATCAAAAATTCATATTCTTGCGTTTAGGTGCGCACACGCATATATGCCCGAACCGAACACTACCGATATGTTTGATGGCTACACGCAGGTATCTGTTAAAGCGCAAACCAAACCAAAAACAATCTTGACTGCGCCGAAGTCATGGGGCGAATCAATTTGCTTGTATCTCCCCATGCGCATTTACGGAGTAGGTATAAAGTGGCTACCTTCACTGGTTGTTGGTGATTATCCCCGATTAGTGATTGCGCAGTCTTTGAGCGAAAGCAAAGCGTTTGATATGGAAACTGATGTATTGATTTCAAGCATTGTTTTAGGTTCGGGGGAAGGTGGTGACTATCGCCCTCACGCTACGGTAAAGCGCACCGAACCTGCTGAAATTATTAGTAGTATTGCGCAAACACACTATGAGTTATGCGATAAAGGATATGACCCGATTGGCGCAAGTATATTATGGCGCAATGATAGGACAGGTATGTTATTCCGAGAGGTTGATGAAATTGAACATAACAGAACATCAAGATTATTCTTTCTTCCTCCAATAAAGAATTAAGAAAAAAATAATCGGCGCACTGCAAGGCTACCTGCGCAATTAATTTATTTGTTCTTAGACATTTAGAATTAAACGCCCCTTTAGAATAATTCTTACACACCTTAGAAGAATTGAAAAAATAAAGCCGATTTGCTAACAGTCGCTTGATTAATTCTTTCTTAATTCTTTCAAAAGGCTTGAAATAAATAAGAGGGTTTATACCAACAAACCCTTTAGGGTTCATCATGGAAGGAAAATACAACTTCAAAACTATCGGTGAAACAGACTTCTACACACATAATACGGTGGAGTCAGCAACTCACTTACTAATCATCAACACAAATGATTCAAGCAATATCCCAACATTGTTAGGCGTGGAGTTAGCGCAGGCAGAAAAGGAATTATCAAAGGTGGGCTACATAACTTCAAAGCATGTTTTGACGAAGCCTCACAGGTTGTTAGCAGAACAGAATCCGATGTGGCCTTTGTTCCAATACAAAGAAACCCTAATCGCTATGATTAACTCGCCGCCAGTGATAAGCAATAGCGGGAATGCGCAAAGAAATGAATGGTTGTTTAATTATCCTCCGGCGAGAGATATTGTTATGCGATTCAAAAGTCTTGAGCGCATAGGCGTGCTTACTACATTTGCGCTTAACAGACTCTTTGTTGAACCAATGCCTTTGCCAAGTGAATGTGTGGTAGTGCGTGGTGATGATTTAGGCAAAGAGGATTGTGTTGAAACACTACAAGCCTTATGGTCTTGGTTGAGTCCACAGATTGCGCACTTGATAGGCGTTGATGCGGCTATTTACATAATGCCTCCCGAAAAAACAGACTCTTACTTATCAGATAAGATTTCGGTTGAACCTGCACTATTCAAGGAAATGACCGACTTGCTACGCAAAGACGGCTACAAAATACCGAGAGGGGCGGCTAACAGGGCGCAAAAGTTATATTCAGAATTTACTACGGAGGCATTAGAACGGGTGAAAGAATTGGTCGGTGCGACACAAGATAATCAGATTGTTGATACGGGGGCGATGTTCCAATGAATCTAAAGATAAAAGCGTGGGAATACTTACAAAAAATCAAAGAAGGTATTGGCGAGCGTAATGCCGAATTGGTATTACTTGAACTTATCAAGAATGGTTGCGTCAATGCAGATGATTTATGGAAGGCTGAAAACATAGTAGAAGCATACGAGTCGGTGATGGGAGAGGAAGAATAGTGAAGGATATATTTGATAGGGTTCAGAAGTTTTGCGATGACAATTATTTGGTTGATGTGCAAGACAAAGTTCCTATCTTTTTGTGCAGTATAGGCGCACACCTATTCAATGCCGTAAATAAATGCAGTATGTGCGATTTCGACCCATTGACTGCTTCGGAGGGTGCTTTTACGATTGAGCCTTGTCCTTTGCGCCACACAGATTATCCTATTTACACACCCGCTACCCGTCTTGCAGATACACGCATTAATATTTTAGTGAGAGGACAGAAAGGTTCGGGGAAGAATGTATTGCTTGATTTATTCTGCGCAGAAAACACTGGGTTACTTTGGAACAACGATGCCTTGAAAGGAACAGGTTTCAGAACCATGTTCGGCGCAAACAGTATCACGGAGGCAGGTATGTTTGGGTCGGTGAATGAAGAAGGTGAAATCATGGGTAATCCCGTTGCTCGGTATATGTGCGGTGGATTTGTTTGCTTTGAAGAATTTAGCAGTATGTCCGATGCTTCACGCAAAGACCATAGCGTTGATATGAAGAACCAATTGCTTACATCGCTTGATAGCGGAAGGGTGAACAAATCAATGCGCAGTGGTTGGGTGAAATACAACACACGCATGACAATGTGGGCGGGAACACAACCTGCTCGGTTTGAATTAGAGTCCGGTCTTGACCGTAGGTTCTTTATCATAGACATAGAAATGACTCCCGAAAAGGAGATGTTATACAAGCATGCGCAGAACAAGCAGGCAAGTATTGAGCCTGCAAAAAGAAGGCAGTTAATCCAAGACTCGATAGAATTGCGCAAATGGTTCATTGAAAGACAGAAAAAGGTCATGGATAAAAAACCACAAGGGGTTGTGTTTGGTGAAGATTTTGAGAAGTGGGTCTTACAAGAAACAGTGCGCAGTTTTGAATCGGATTTATTTCGCAGACTGGCAATCGGTTACACAATGATGAAAGGAGAGTGGGAGGACAAAGAATTACTTATGGTCGAGTTAGACGACAGACTGCGTGAAATTCTTGAATCTTCTTTGAAGATGCGCAGAACCGTTCTCGATGAAGATATACGCTTGATTCGGACTACATTTTGGAACAAAGATGTTCCCCGTTCTGTTCTGCTCAAAGACATTGCTCGCTTGATTACCAACAACGATTACCAAAGCGCAAAGCGATGGATAGAGGAATACTTGTTGGGGCAGGCGTGGTTCAAAGAATATACCCCTAAGAAAACAGGGCGAGGGCGCAAAGGTGTTATGTGCCGATTTGGGTTTGACGAGGTTATGGCGCATGAAAAAGAATAAGGTTGTTCATTATAGAAGTAGCAGAACGGGCAATGTTACAAAATACAAAGCGTTTCTCGATTCTTGCGAGCGTTTGCTCAAAGAAAGAGGCGCACTACATAAGAAGGATTTGATTTGTGGCGCAACCACAAAGAAAGGAACAAAACTGCGTTGCGGAATACCTATGCACACCGCAATGTATTTTGCGCTGATAAACGACACAGAAAAAAGATTCAAACATTTAGGCGACGGGGTTTGGGATTTAGCGAACAGGGAAGTGGAAATTTGAGGCACAATAAACCTAACCCACCTAATATGCGCAGAAAGAGATATGCGAAGTGGCTTGATAAAGCGGCTGATTTACTGCGTGATACCGGAGAAGCACGCACTGCTAACTGGCTGATTGAGAACCTTCCCGACAACAGGCACAGCCCACCGAGCGCAAACAGTGCGGCGCAAAAAATGAAAAAGGACAAGAGGTTCAAATCTTACATGGCAGATACACAAGATTTGCGCAATAACAAATATAAGACGCACTTTTTCTTTTACGATTACAATTACAAAGGTGAAACAGATGAAAAGTAAATGGTTGATTGAACAAAGACTTGCGCATGAAGATGACCCGATGATTATAGAGGCTTTGAAGTGGGTTCTTGAATCACCCGAATGCCCTCTATGCGCACATAAGGATAGGCGGGATTGGGAGATACAAATTTTTAATGGCGCAATCACTACCGCTTATCTTGAAGCAAAGAATAACTGGGAAGCAGGCATTGTTGAAGAACACATGACTGCGCACATGGACTATGACCCCGAAGAAGCCGAAACTGTTGAAAAGGCTCGCAGTGAAGCGATTACTACTCTTGATATGGCGGAAGATGTGTTTTCAAGAATAACAAACTGGCTCGATGAATGGGAAGCGCAGAAGTCAAGGGATGGGATAGATGCTGAATGGTTATCCACTGCTACCCGTCTTGTTGCGCAGGCTAATACTAACATAAAACTCATAGGCACATTGAAGAAAGAAATAGGGGTTGATTCCCAAATGCTACTTGCGCATCAGCAAGTAAATGGAGTAATGGGTATTCTCGTTGATACTTTGCGCAATGAACCTAAATTGCTGAATCAAATCGAAATGCGCATCGGCGCAATGAAATCCCCTACTCATGTTCAAGATACTGAATGGGAGGTAATTGACTGATGGGTGTTTCATACGGTAAAGACAGGGGCGGTTACGGCTACGCTATGAAATCAAGACAAATGCGCAGATGCAACACTTGCGGCTACACTGCAAATGTCTTATACAACTCACATAGAATTTATCGTGATGGCAAGCGTGTATATTGTGGTTACATGAGGGTGATTACAGATGAATGAAGGCGAGCCTGTAAAGTGGCGTGCGCACTTTAACCAATTGATAGCAAGACCAATTCCCGAATCGGAGTTTCCTCAAATAGCGCAAAGAATGTTTGACGATGGCTTGGTTGGAATGCTAACAACGGATGGTCTGCGTTGGTTCAGTGGCAGATACCGTGTCAGTGCAACAGTGGTTAGGGAAATGTGGAATCTAAGCGAGCATCAATTCAAGCGTTTTAGCCGGTGGGTTTATATGAACGATGCGTTTATCAAAATGTGTGAGGAAGAATCAGATGATGACGAAGTTTGAAATGAAATTTGCAGATGAAAACGGTAATTGGTCGCATGATGAAATTGTTACCGGCGAAATCAAATATGTGTTTGCATGGGTGCAAGGATATTTGAAAGCAGGCAATTACACGCTACAATCAGTCAAAATGTTGGAGGTTATTGAATGACTAAAGGACTTGAATGCGTAACAGATTTCACAAGCGTTGTAGTTTGTGACGATGACTGGACTCCAAACCATGTTGAGCATGTGACAAGACATGCAAGAATATCAAACATCATCCATGTTGAAGATGACCCTAACATAGTCGGCTACCTGCGCATAAGAACGGCGCAAGAAGAAGCGTTGTTGGTCGTTGCAGGTGACTGGGGGCAGACACAATGAATGCAGAAAGTTTCTTTGGCGCAATGCGATTCATAAGCAGTCGGACAAACGCTAACGAGTTTATGGAATGGTTCTTCCCGAACAAACCATTTGACGATTACCACATGCGCAAATGGGAAATCTTTAGAGATAATCCTATTTCCTTTTGGTGTCATTCTGATGCGGCCATAAGAGCCGAGTTTGAGAGGGTTCTTGAAACTCTTGCGAAGGAGGGTAAAAAATGATTGTTGCGTGTGAAAAGTGTGGGGTTAAAATTGACATTGAAGATAGTTACTTGACTACCGCAACAATGGAAAATCCAACACAGGCAAGGCTATGTCAAGAATGCTATGCCGACGATGAACTGGGGGTAATACTATGAGCAAGTCATACAGAAAGCATGCGGTTGAGCGAGCAATCGGAGATTGGGAACAGACCGATAAATGGTTTAGCGCAGATGCCTTGTTGCCAAGAGCAATTAGAGCGTTGCCTCAAGCACACATGCACATGAATGTGTATGCGGTTGCAAAAGCCCTGCGTATTCTTGAAAGCAAAGGCGCACTTGAAGGGCGCAAAAAAAACGGCGTGAAAGAATATAGACGAGCAGGTGTTTGGGATGGGCGTTCTCATTTTCACGCATGATGCGCAAAAATACCGTGAAGGCAATTTTGTCGAGGGCGGTTATGTTTCTTGCAACCCTCAAGTAAAGGATTTGACAGTCATTGTTCATGAAAGAAATCCTAAAGCAAAAGAATGTCTTGCTTGGTTGCCTTACATTGCGCACAGAATGGTCTTTGTTTGCGAGAATCCCCCAAACATCAAGAAAAACGACGCAGTTATTTATGACGGTATATTCAAAAAACAAGACTATGCTCGGAACATAGACGCAACACTAAGATGGCGTGATAGAAATAAAGCGTTTGGCGAGTGTTCCAAAGTGCCTATCCCGTTGATGCTTTCCTTCCTCAAAGAGAACAACAAAGACATATCGCTTTGGCGCACACTGGCTAAGGCTTTCACTAATGTTCCCGAAGATTATCAACATGCTATGATTGCGTATGCGCACAAACCAATACGCAGAATGTCATACCCAAAGAAGAAAAAGAGTGACGAAACCCCAAGACCTTTTGGTGTGCGCAACAATGACTTACATTGGGAAACAATAGTTAGACAAGATGAAGTCGTTGCTAATAAACTGCGCAAAACCAACAAAGATTCTCTCCCGAAAGGTGTCAAGAAAAAACAGCAGAATGAAGATGGGTGGTTGTAATGGAAGATGTATTTGTAGTCTTACTATTTTTCTTAACTCCTGTTTATGGGTATTTTTGCTATGCGCTATTTGCGCCGTTTTACTACATGGCTTTGGCTAAAGAAGCAATGCAAAACCCTCAACCAATACTGACAACCGACGATTCCTCTTTTTCTGCGTCAATGTTCCTTGCAATGGGCGATGATTAAAATACCTTATGTTTGTGCATACGGTGTAGTGGCAAAGAATAACTCACGACTGCGCAGAACAATTGTTCGCATCCTGTTCCATAGTGAAGGCGGTATGACTCGTTCACAAGTAGCAGAATCGTTGCATGAGTTAGGTATGTTCCGTGATGTTCCCTCCGAATCCAGCCTTGCGGCCTTGATTAGTAAAAATGCGCAAGTAATCAAGATAGGTCATACGAAGATTGAGTTAAGCAATGGTCTTACTGTGCGCAATATGGTTTTTGATGTTGATAGGAATTTAATTCAAAGAGAAGAAGATATTGAATTGACAATGCCGTTTTCCTGTATGACAAATGAATTGAAGGAAAATGCGCAAAGGTGTCCTAAGTGTAAGCAGATGAGGCACATGCCGGAAATGAAGGTGTGTCTTGTTTGTGAGAGGCGTGGGGTTTAAGAGGACAGTAATATTCCTTACAAACATGGCGGAAAGATACCTTCACAAAGGAACTAACAATTATGATACTTCAAACCCAAGATACGCTTGTGGCGAACCTGTTGAGCATAGACCTAACATGACTGATGCGCAGGCTATGGCGTTGAAAACATGCCCTAAGTGTTTTCCTAATGGGTTGAAACTGAAAGGTCGCAAGGTTGTAGCCACTGTTGAAAAAAGGGAGGGTTGGCTTTGACCTTGCTTATTGGTATCGCAGGCAGAATGCGCACTGGTAAAAGCACACTTGCAACACTTCTTGCGCAAAAACTTGAAGAATACGGCGGTGTTGGTGTTCAGATTTGTATTAACTCTTTTGCAGAAGCACTGCGCCAAGAAATATCCGAAATGATATGGTCTAATGTTGATTCTGCGTCAGCCCGTTACTTGTTATCGGTGCATGAAGAAGAACATAAAGAGTC